CAGAGCGTTGATTTATAATTGGGTAAAAGAGAACTACACACGAAAATATTTTGAATGGTGGGAAGCCAAGAATCAAAAAGGTTTGCCACTTAAACGTGACCATAAAAATCGTACACTAAATTTTGCATATGGTAAGTTAGGTATTCCAAAAGAACTTATCCGTACCGAACATCAGAGAGGAATCTACTTCTCTCCTCTGTACAACAACACCAATGAATATCTTAGAAAAGAAATTGGTGATGAACAACTGGTCAAATCATTTGATACCAGTGAAGAAGCCTTGGTGCAAATTTGGAAAACCAAATATGCCAAAGGTCGTATATCAATGTTAAAGAAAAAGAATAATGTATCTTATGAATCATTGTTCTATGATGACTTGATATACCTGTCTTGGGAAGAAACCAAGACCAAATATTTGCCACAAGTTGGCAGATAAAAAAGTATACCACAAATATACTTGACACACACACTAAGTAGTAGTATAATGTAAATTCTTGCACACGCAAGTACTTTGTTTAACTTTGTCATTAGGAGATTTATCTTGACTAAACTATCCGCAAAAACCCGCATACTCAACTTTTTGAGCAAGACTGAGGGTTATAACACCCTTTCTACAGCACAAGCTCGTGCTCGTTTCGGAATCCAAAACGTTTCCGCACGTATTGATGAATTGCGCCAAGAAGGCCATGTCATCTACACTAACACCAAATCCCGTGGTGATGGTAGTAAGGTTTCTGTTTACCGCATGGGCAAACCAACCAAGTCTATGGTTCGTACCGCTATCAATGCAGGTTACAGCTTCAACGCCTAATTAGGTGAATATGGGGAGACCACTTGATGTGGTACTCCCTTTTTTTTATTTTTGGAGAGTAAATGGAAATTTCAATTAAAAAAGAAGAATTAGCAAAGAAAAGTATTTTCGTTGCGACACCAATGTACGGCGGAATGAATCACGGACTCTATGCCAAAGCATGTCTCGATTTACAAGCCATCTGTATGCAGTATGGTGTCCAAGTGAAATTTTCATTTCTTTTCAATGAGTCTTTAATTACCCGTGCTAGAAATTATCTTGTTGATGAATTTCTGCATCGTTCTGATTGTACGCACATGTTGTTTATTGATGCTGACGTACACTTTAATCCACAAGATGTTATTGCTTTATTGGCACTAGATAAAGATGTTATTGGTGGTCCTTATCCTAAGAAGGCCATCAAATGGTCATCTGTTAAGAAAGCTTTGACTAAAAATCCAGCCATGGAAGCAAGTGACTTAGAAAAAGTTACTGGCGATTATGTTTTTAATCCCGTAAAAGGCACAGACAAATTTAGTGTTTCCGATCCATTAGAAGTTTTGGAAATTGGTACCGGTTTTATGATGGTTAAACGTGAAGTGTTTCCTAAATTTGCAGAAGCATTTCCACATTTGCGTTATAAACCAGACCATGTTGGCCAAGCCAATTTTGATGGATCACGATACATCCATGCATACTTTGATACATTGATTGATACTATAGATTCTCCAACTGGTGGTGGTTCAGACCGTTACTTGTCAGAAGACTACATGTTCTGTCAACTGTGGCGTAAAATTGGTGGTTCTATTTGGTTGTGTCCTTGGATGCGAGCAGACCACATTGGTACGTACCACTTTAAAGGTGATATGCCAGCTGTTGCGAATTACGTTGGGGAAATGTAATGATTGTTGGGTTACTTGGATTCATTGGTTCAGGTAAAGGTACTGCCGGCGACATTCTTAAAGACCTTGGTTTTACTCCTGTGAGTTTTGCCAAAGGTGTTAAAGATGTTGCCTCAGAAATGTTTGGTTGGCCTCGGCATTTGTTAGAGGGTGATACTGAACAGTCTAGACAATGGCGTGAACAACCAGATAAGTTTTGGACAACCGAATTTGGCCGTGATTTTACACCAAGACTTGCATTACAGTTAATGGGTACAGAAGTTGGTCGTGATGTATTTCACCAAGACTTTTGGGTAATTAAACTCAAAAACTATATGCAGAAAAATCCAGACCAAAACTATGTAATAACTGATGTACGTTTTCAAAATGAAATTGATTTCGTACATAAACAAAATGGTATCTTAATTGAGATACAACGTGGTGTAACACCACATTGGTATGAGATTGCTTCCAAAGCAAACCGTGGCGATTGGAAAGCGGAAGACTTTATGTTGCAACAATCTGGTGTACATGAATCTGAGTGGCGTTGGATTGGTGGTTACATCGACCATAAAATTGACAATACCAAATCCTTAGAAGATTTGAAAGTTAATATGATTAAATGCTTGACAACCTCTTACGGACCAAGTATAATGAGTGAATTGAAACAAGGAGTATCGTAATGAAATTATCTAATGAGACCTTAACGGTTCTTAAAAACTTTGCCAACATTAATCCTGGCATTGAGTTTAAGACAGGTAAGAAATTGACAACTATTTCCGCAACAAAGACTGTACTGGCCAAGGCCGGAGTTAAAGATGAATTCCCACAAGATTTTTGTATCTATGATTTGAACCAGTTTTTATCTGTACAATCATTATACAAAGATGGTGAAATTGACTTTGATGACAAACATGTTATCTTCAAAGTTGGTCGTAAGAAACTAAACTATCGCAAGACTGCCAAGAGCATGATTGTAACTCCGCCAGATAAAGAACTGACGTTGCCTTCCGTTGATGTGTCCTTTACATTGAAAGAAGAAGAACTTGCTTCTATTCTAAAGACTGCAAGCATCCTCCAATCACCTAACATTGCTATCATGTCTGATGGTGAAAAGATTTCTATCACAACCTGTGATGCAAAAGACAACTCTGCACATACCGACTCAACAGAAATTGCTGATGGTAATGGTAAGAAGTTTAAGGCTTTGTTTTTGACAGAGAACTTTAAAATGATTTCTGGTTCTTATGAGGTACAAATCTCATCTAAAGGTTTGTCATACTTTAAAAATACTAAAGAAGATATGGAATACTGGATTGCTATTGAAGCAAAAGAGTCTGACCTATCGTTTGGAGAATAATATGATTTGGGTTACAGACGCAGCCAACGGCAACAAAGTTTCAATTAATGAAAATTATATCGTAGCGGTATATACTATGATTGATGGTGAACTAAAAGGTAAAACAGGAATCAAACTTACTAACAGTGATATTATTGTTGATGAAAGTGATTATGATGTTATTGCACTGATTGGATCAAATTGATGACTAAAGTAAATACATTGTTTGGTTCTTTTGATGATGACCAACTTAAAAAACTCAAAGGTTATATTGATGAAGTGGTACTGCATATGCAGAGAAACCAATCCAATAATGAGGCAATTAAAGATATTGTGGATATTACCAATGATGAATTGAAAATCCCTAAGAAGATTGTCAAACGTATGGCAAAAACACAATTCAAAAATTCATTCCAAACTGAAGTGGCAGAATCAAAAGAGTTTGAAGCTCTATTTGAAAGCATGAACGAGGTGAAATGATGGGTGAAATTAGAACATGGACTGATAAGACTGAATACATTGCTGTATTGAATAAAGAAATTAGTGTATTGAAATCTAGATTCGATCCAAACCAAGAAGGCACTGGTCATTATAATACAGCAATAAGTGTTTTACAAAGTCGTGTTGAAGAACTTAAAAAAGATTTAAGTTGGCCTTTTCCACATGCAACAGACTGAAATTCAATTTTTCTTTCCGTTGATGGAACAAACCAAACTGGATTTGGATTTTACTCCGTGTGAACAATGGATTGCAGAATGGCGAAATAAACAATGGAGTCCTGTCACACTTGATGGCAGTTACTTGATTACTAGTGGTGGTACTGGTGTCACCAGTTGGATAGGTGCTACCAGTTCGCATCAAACCGAGTTTGTTATAAGACCCAGTGAAAAGAATGTTGGTAAGTGGGAAATCACAGACTCTATGTTTGTTTATAGACCCACTAAACCAAATGCCGTCATCAGATTTATGGCCAAGTATCTTCTTGGCTTTAAATGGCACGATGAAATTTAATTATATTATGGAGTATTTGAATGTCACACATTTTATGGGTCGAGAAGTATCGTCCTAAGACCATCGAAGATTGTATTCTTCCTGATGGCATCAAGGCCACATTTCAGGAGTATGTAAACCGCAAAGAGATTCCCAATCTCTTGTTGGCTGGTTCTGCTGGTGTTGGTAAAACTACAATTGCAAAGGCTCTCTGTGAAGAAGTCGGTTGCGATTACATTATGATTAACGGTTCAGATGAATCGGGTATTGATGTTCTACGGAACAAAATCAAGAACTACGCATCATCTATGTCCTTGTCAGGCGGCCGCAAGGTTGTTATTATTGACGAAGCAGACTATCTAAATCCAAATTCAACTCAACCTGCGCTGCGTGGTGCTATCGAGGAGTTCTCATCCAACTGTTCATTCATCTTCACATGTAACTTTAAGAACAGAATCATTGACCCGATTCATTCACGTTGTACCGTTATTGACTTTAAAATCAATGGCAGTAAACAAAAGATGGCTGCAGGATTCTTTAAACGTGTTGAATGGATTTTAGAACAAGAAGGTGTTACATACGATAAGCAAGTGGTTGCTGCCGTTATCACCAAACATTTTCCCGATAATCGCCGTGTTCTGAACGAACTACAACGTTATAGTGTTAGTGGCACAATCGACAAAGGCATCTTGGCCTCGGTTTCTGATGTACAGATGAGTGAACTGGTGTCTTCTATTATGAACAAGGACTTCGCTTCTTGTCGAAAATGGACTACAAACAACCTCGACAACGATATCACCAGAATCTTTAGAAACATCTATGATTCATTGTATGAGAAGTTGAAACCCAACTCTGTACCACAAATGGTACTAATTTTGGCTAAGTATCAATATCAGTCAGCCTTTGTTGCAGACCACGAAATCAATTTGATTGCCTGCCTTACAGAACTAATGGTTGAATGTGAATTCAAATGAGTCCGTTCGACTATGCCGATTACATCCTGAGAAAGAAGGTGCCGGATGGTGAATTGGACTACAAAGATTATGCACCTTTCTTAATCAATAGGTCTCTCTCCAACCACTTAGATTGTGTCTTGTATGTCAATGACATGAACTTGTGGCCAGGTATTGACAAAGACATGCAATACCAGTATCTTCTAAATAGTATCAGGCCTATGAAACGTAAATTCGTTCCGTGGCAGAAGGCCGATTCTGATAAGGATATTGAGTGTGTGAAAACCTATTTTGGTTACTCTAATGCCAAGGCCAAAGAGGCCCTACGTATTCTTACTGATGAACAAATCGCTGATATAAAAACAAAAATAGATACAGGCGGAGTGAAGAATAATGATAGACATTAAAGACCTAGTTGAAGTGACATTGGATGACAAAGATGATTTTTTAAAGGTACGTGAGACACTGACCCGTATTGGTGTCGCCTCCAAGAAAGACCAAACATTATACCAATCTTGCCACATACTACACAAACGTGGTCAATACTACGTGGTACATTTCAAAGAACTATTTGCCTTAGATGGCAAAACAACAGACATTACCGAAAACGACCTATCACGCAGGAATGCTATTGCAAACCTATTGGAAGATTGGAGCTTGGTAAAGTTAGTGAATAAAAAACAAACCGAGGTGCCACCACCTATTTTCCTGTCACAGATTAAAATATTGTCACACAAGGAAAAGAACGATTGGCAACTTACACCAAAGTATAATATTGGTAAAAAACCGAACGGTTCTTGACAACTAGTATAAATACTGATATAATGGTCCCATTCGGGATGGGAAAAAGGTGCTCCACCTACCTTAGGAGCGTATTAAAACGGACAGACGCACTGTCACTGGATAACGTAACCAGTACCTAACCGATACGCCTTCGGGGTATCAATTTTTTAATCTCGCTTTTAGGAGAAAACTATGACAAATCTTATGAAAGATTTTTTCGGTTCTGACTTTGGTAAAATCCAACCTTTCACTGTAGGTTTCAATGACACAATGGACCTCATGCGTGAAGCTGCAGCGGCTGCATCTAAAGCCGTATCTTATCCTCCATACAACATCAAACAGGTAAAAGAAAACAAGTACGTCATTGAAATGGCTGTTGCTGGTTTTGCTAAGTCTGACATTGAGATGACTTTGGAAGGAAATAAACTCGTAATCAAAGCTGCAACAAAAGACGCAGATGAAGAAGAATATTTGTACAAAGGCATTGCCAACCGTGCATTTGAACGTACCTTCACTCTCGCAGACAAAGTAGAAATTAAAGATGCAGAATTGATGAATGGTATGTTGAAAATTTGGCTAGAAAACATGGTCAAAGCACAAGACGCCATTAAGAAAATTTCTATAAAGGAAACGGTAGAAAAATGATTCAACTAATTACCTCTTTACTTAAACGTATAAGTGGTGATTATGGAAACAATTTAGAATCATATATCACCAGTAGAAATCCTCAAAATGAGGGCGACATTGAGCGCTTCACCCGTGATTATCATTTTCTTATAACTCAAAATAGGTACTAAAATGAAAAAATTATTTACAAGTATACTTGAGGCCATAGAGGCTATCAAACAACACAGGTCGGGACCCGGCCTTAAAGGTAGATAATTACCACAAGGGGTCTTGACAGACCCCTTTTTTTATTGTATAATTGAGACATTATGAAAACTGAAAAACAATACATCAAAAAAGTACGTGTAAAAACCACGTTGGAGAATTACTACGTTTGTTCACCAGAGACTAAAGAGATTGATGGGGTACAATTCGTTTACGTAATCAAAAACATTGGTATTAGGGAAACGCCTAAATTAATGCGGAAAGAATCATTAGAATATATCAAATAAGGGCCGATAGCTTAATGGTAAAGCAGTGAACTCATAATTCATTGAGTCTAGGTTCAATTCCTAGTCGGCCCACCATTTTTATTAAGGAGTATCATGTCTATTACAATTAAAAACCTTGAGGCTGCATTGGCTGGAGAAAGCCAAGCGCACATCAAGTATCGTTACTTTGCAAAGATTGCTATGGAAGAAGGTCATGAGGAAATTGCCAAACATTTTTGGCACACCGCTGACCAAGAATTACTCCATGCATGGGGTCACCTTGAGTTGTTGATTGGTAAACCAACTACCAAAGAATGCCTTGAAATGGCCATCGAAGGTGAAACATATGAGTTTACTACAATGTATCCTAATATGAAAAAGGATGCAGAGATAGAAGGTAACAAAGAAGCAGAACGTGAAGCTGCACACCAAATTGCAGAAAGTCACACACATGCGGAAGAATTCCGTGCAGTTCTTGCTAAGGCAGAGAAGAAATTTGCAGCATTGGCTAAGATTGAGAAACGTCATGCAGCTGCATATCAACAAGTATTGGAGAAACTATAATGGATCATGTATGTGTGGTTTGTGGCCATGTCCACGATGATGAAAAAGAAGGCGCATGGGATACATTACCAGATGATTTCACTTGTCCAGAATGTGATTGTGGTAAAGAAGACTACGAGGTCCTGTGAAAGATAAATTTCGTAATGCATATATGAAAGTGGCCGAGACATTTGCAGCATTGTCCTCGGCTCGTAGACTTCATGTTGGTGCTATTGTAGTAAAGGACGACCGCATCATAAGTATTGGTTATAATGGTATGCCTTCTGGTTGGGATAACAACTGTGAAGATAAAATCTATTGTGATGATGGTGATTGTTTAGAACAACAGTTACCAAAAGAATCAGATACATGGAAAAAATATAAACTTAAAACCAAACCAGAGGTGCTTCATGCGGAAACAAATGCAATCGCTAAGTTGGCAAAGTCTACCGAATCTGGTATGGGTGCTACTATGTTTATCACCCACGCTCCATGTTTGGACTGTGCCAAACTTATCTACCAAAGTGGTATTAGCAGTGTTCTATATCGGAACTCTTATCGGAGTGATGATGGTATCCAATTCCTACAAAAAGCAGCCGTTTGGGTGGAAAAAATCTAATACTCCTAAATAACTGAGGGTAATTGTGCCCTTAGGAGACCAGGATGATTATTCGTGTGGTTAACTGTCCAGACAAAGATTTTAAGCCCTTTGTTGAAAGAGCAGCCCAATTCTTCGCTAAAGAATTGATACCAAATACACGAATAAGAAATAATTGTATAACAGAAATTAAATTTTGTACCAAAATAACTGAATATGGTTTTGCTAGTATTGAAGATTATAATACAAAAAAACTACCTAGACAATTCCTAATAGAAATTAATCCAAATATTGGATCCAGAAGAATACTGGAAACTTTGGCACATGAAATGGTTCATGTGAAACAATACATTGATGGTGAAACGAATGATGAGTTGACCCGATGGAGAGGTAAACGGGTTGATCCAGACAAAATAGATTATTGGGTTCAGCCATGGGAGATAGATGCTTACGGCCGTGAACCAGGACTACTTACGAAGTTTGCTATATCTGAACACTTGTGGGAAACGTTCTCCGACTTTGTTGATCCATCCGGTCCAATAAATTATAATCCGATTGCATGGAAAAAAGAATAAAAATATGTCGCATCCAACTCAACAAGAATTTGTTAAAAAATTATCAAACGAATTTCCACAAAATTTTAACAACATAAAGATGCTGGAGGTTGGAAGTTTAAACATCAACGGTACAATGAGAACTCATTTTACAAATTGTGAATATGTTGGTGTTGATGTGGATGCGGGTAAAGATGTTGATTTGGTTTGCGAAGGCCAGCTTGTCGACCATGCAGATGGCACATATGACACCACAGGTTCTTGTAATTGTTTTGAACACAATCCACATTGGATAGAAACATTTCAAAACATGTATCGTATGACCAAAAAAGATGGATTAGTTTTTATCGTAGTACCAACAACAGGTTATCCTGAACATGGTACATCCAATAAAGCACCAAATGATAGTCCTTTAACCATTGCAAAAGGTTGGGAATATTACAGTAATCTTACAGAAGAAGATTTTCGTAAAAACTTTGATATGGATAGTATGTTTCATACCTACAAGTTTGAAACAAATAAGACTCCCGAATTATTTTTTTACGGATTTAAAAAATAATTTTAAAAACCGCTTGCCAAGACATAAAAGTTCCTATATAATAACACTATGACAAATTTTAAACACATATCCTTTACGTTACAGCCAGAGTATCGCACAATTAATTGTGGTGATAGCTCATGGGCGCCGACTGGGTTTTGTGTAAAGAGAGAGAACTAATACATAAGTTCTAAAAAAGACTCCAAACACAAGACCCTAGACCTAAAAAATCTAGGGTTTTTTGTTTGTTGTTTCAATACAACACAGTGGTTGCCAGGTCATCGAATCTGATATACAATACACACTGTTCTTTAAAAATTTGTCGTAGTTTATTGGGGTATAGCATAGTGGTAGTGCTGCGGACTTTGAATCCGTAGGTCCTTGTTCGATTCAAGGTACCCCAGCCATATAAAAGCACATTGAGAGACATAGCCGGCGTAAGACCCGGAAGTATGGTGGTTATCCAGTGTGTTTCTATATGGAAGATGATGCAGCGGGGTTGGTCCTGCGACTGGCCTTGAAAACCAGGTTCTCAGAAATGGGATGGGGTTCGACTCCTCCGTCTTCCGCCAAACATAGAAGGTTGCCCGAGTGGTTAAGGGAGCAGTTTGCTAAACTGTCGTTGCGAAAGCGGCGCATCGGTTCGAATCCGATACCTTCTGCCAAAACATGCCAGCGAGACTTGACAGTCAGAGAGTCCTTATAAGACTTTTAGCGCCAGATTAGCGTTCTTGAGAGGGTTTGATTCCCTCCGCTGGTACCAAATGAAAGATGATTATGTGGAAAATTAAAATTGAAAATGGAATAATATTAAATGCAAGTCCAACATTGGAAGATGCAATGAATTTTGCAAAAGGTTACGGCAAGTTTGTAACCATCACCAATGACGAAATGGAATTTGTAGGTAAATTCGGTGTTGATACTATCAAGGACGGAAAGTGTCCTGATGGAGTTGATTACACTTGGATGAAACGAAGAAATATGTAGGTGTGACCCGAAAGGCTAGGGAGCAGATTGCAAATCTGTTACATGCAGGTTCGATTCCTGTCACCTACTCCAAACATGTTGTAGAAATACAACAGTACTGGTTGACAATGATTCATGGTTGTGTTATACTTCATCTATGAATTGAGAAATCAATCAAACGTTCTTTAAAAATTTGTTGTAGTTAATGCTCCGTTCGTCTATCGGTTAGGACGCTGCCCTTTCAAGGCGGAAAGACCAGTTCGATTCTGGTACGGAGTACCATTTGTTTTGTTGACGTAAGCGCTTGAGTAAACGTCAACTCTAACTAACTATGTATATAAACGGTAATGCTGCAGCTAAGTCCGTTGAGCATAGCAAATAGTGCGTCAGCAAAACAAATGGTAGTTATGGGGGTATAACTTAACGGCTAAAGTAGTAGGCTTTTAACCTATTAATCAGAGTTCGATTCTCTGTGCCCCTACCATAAAAATTTGGAGACACGGCAAAGTGGGAGAGTTGCGGCAGACTGTAAATCTGTTCCTTCGGGTGAGTAGGTTCGAATCTTACTGTCTCCACCAAATCCCGTTACTATTTTCGTTAAAATAGCGTTTGATTAGCGATAGAGATCCGGTGGCAGAAAACCGTAAGCGTGAGGATGGAAACTACCCTTAACAGGCTCTGATAGGCAGAATCTCAACTGCACACAGACTTTGAATAAATGAGATGGACAGAGTAACTGCTCAATTAAGGGCTTGTGTGGAAACAAGTAGCTTATACTAATTTGGTCTTAAAGTGTTCATGGACGCACATCAGCCTGTCACGCTGAAAGAAGGGGATCGTTACCCCTTAAGACCGCCAAATAGTTATTGTGAAGGAAAAAAAATGAATATAAACGATATGGTTGGAAAAGTATTCACATCGGTGACACAAGATGGTACTGAAATGGTATTTGTTAATGATACTGAAAGATTTAAATTCTTGCACTGGCAAGATTGTTGCGAATCAGTTTACATTGAAAGTGTTGTAGGCGATTTATCAGATTTAGAAGGTGAACCACTTTTGATTGCTGAAGAAGTATCTGGTGAAATACCAGAACCTAAAGAAGATGAATACATTGAATCTCGCTCATGGACATTTTACAAATTTGCTACACGCAAAGGTTATGTTGATGTTCGTTGGTTAGGAGAATCAAACGGTTACTATTCCGAATCAGTAGATTTAGAATATGAGTTAGTATAAAGAATATTCCAGAGTAGCACAGCGGTAGTGCAGTTGACTGTTAATCAATTGGTCGTAGGTTCGATCCCTGCCTCTGGAGCCAATACGTTCCGCTTGGTTAGCGGATACTGTGACCCGCAGGATAAGAAGTGAGGTGACTCTCAAGGGTGGTAGTCTTTTTACCGAAAGGCCGCTGGCAATGCGTTAACGATCCTGGTCGGGAAGCGGGTGGAGGTTATGGGTGTATCCCCCTTGAAAGAGGACATGTTTACAACTATGATATAATTACCGCCGCAGGATGCAGAGCACTTAATTTCGCCCTGTTAGTTAAGTGGCATAACACCTGTTTTGTAATCAGGTATTGGCAGTTCGATTCTGTCACGGGGCACCAGTTTTCTCGGTGTGTTGAAATGGTATCATTCGTGGTTTGGGGCCATGTGGCGAGGGTTCGATTCCCTCCACCGAGACCAGTTTTTTGGGGGCAGCAGTGGGCTGCGGCGTTCCCTTGCAAGGATCGTGACTAGAAGGATTCGATTTCCTCGGCCTCCACCAATTAGGTTCAGTAGCATAGTGGCAGTGCAGCATCTTCATACGGTGCGTTGTGTGAGTTCGATTCTCACCTGAACCACCAAATTATGGGCGATTAGTAAAATGAATATTACACAAGGCTACGAACCTTGAAGTGGGAGTTTGATTCTCTCATCGCCCTCCAATATCCTCTTGTAGCTCAATGGTAGAGCATTCGGCTGATAACCGAAAGACCTAAGGTTCGATTCCTTTCGAGAGGACCAATATATCTCGCTGGTGTAATGGCAGCACGATGGTCTCCAAAACCATTAGTCGGGGTTCGAGTCCCTGGCGGGATGCCAATTTTAAAAAAGGTGATTAATATGAAAAATTTCAATATAGAAGAAGTCAGACAATACCTTGCAAATCAAGGTCCTGATACCAAGGTTTATCTTGGTGCCGACTCTGAAAGAATCAGGGTAAATGGTGTTTGGTATGCTGACTATGCTCTAGCAGTTGTAGTTCATATTGATGGCCGACATGGTTGTAAGATTTTCGGATATGTTCACCGTGAATTGGATTACGACCATAAGAAAAGTAAACCTGCTATGAGGTTGATGACTGAAGTTTATAAAGTTTCAGAATTGTTCCAATCATTAGCAGAAGTGTTGGAAGATTATCATGTTGAAGTTCATCTTGATTTGAATAAAGATGATATTCATGGTAGTTCATGTGTTGTTCAGCAAGCGATTGGTTATATTAAAGGTACATGTAACATGACACCAATGGTTAAACCAGATGCACCTGCTGCAAGTTTCTGTGCTGACAGATTGAAAAGAATTCTGGCAGAACAGGAAGAAATTCAGTAATATGGAGAAATTAGTTTAGTGGTAAAACCACGGGTTGTGATTCCGTTATCACCAGTTCGATCCTGGTATTTCTCCCCAAATATGCCCCGTTAGCTCAGTGGTAGAGCAGTGCTTTTACACGGCGAAGGTCGGCAGTTCGAAACTGTCACGGGGTACCAACATGCCAATATAGCTCAGGTGGTAGAGCAGTAGACTGAAAATCTATGTGTCAGCGGTTCGACTCCGTTTATCGGCACCAATTATACCCAAGTGACGGAATAGGTATACGTACTTGATTCAAAATCAAGGTTATGTGGGCTCGAATCCCACCTTGGGTACCATGCTCTTATAGGTAAATGGCATACCACATCCATGGTAAGGATGTATCCTAAGTTCGATTCTTAGTAGGAGCACCAACTTGTTTTAATGTTGTTAAGATAAATTCTTTTTCTTGTGTGATATATAATTCATCATCTTTAAAAGATTTTTTCTCAGTGACATATGATGGAACAAATTCAGAATCAATACAGTAGTAACCATTAGGCTCATATGTTTGATGTGCATATAATCCGTAAAACATTTCTACTGTAGGTCTTTTTGAAGTTGGTATCATGTTAGTATTTATTGCCCCGGTGACGGAATTGGTATACGTGTTGGTCTTAGAAGCCAAATTTTAGGAGTTCGACTCTCCTCTGGGGCACCAAACATTCCGGCGTTAGTATAATGGATAATACAGCGGTCTTCTACACCGTGAATGTGGGTTCGATTCCTGCACGCCGGACCATTTAATAAGGAGTTTATTATGCCAAGCGTATTCTTAGTAAGTGACACACACTTTGGTCACGCTGGTGTGTGTAGATTTCTACGTGATGATGGTGTGACGAAGCTTAGGCCATGGGATAATCCTGATGAAATGGATGAAGAAATGGTGAAGCGATGGAACGAAACAGTCAGACCAAATGATAAAGTATATCATCTTGGTGATGTTGTTATCAACCGTAAAGCAATGAGTACTCTGTATAGACTTAACGGTGACAAGGTTCTAATTCGTGGTAACCACGATATTTTTCGTGATGAAGAATACAGACAACACTTCCGTGAACTACGTGCTTATCATGTAATGAACGGAATGATTCTGTCTCATATTCCCATTCATGAGGAAAGTCTTGGTCGTTTCGGTGTAAACATTCATGGACACCTTCATGCAAATCGGGTAAAGATTGCTAAACATGCAAAAGCTAAGCCTGAAATTGATACTAGATATCATTGTGTTTGTGTTGAACAAACAGATTTTAGACCGATTCTTTTTGAAGATGTTATCAAAAGAATTAAAGAAGAAGGTGGTGAGGTCGGTTTCCGTAATGGAAACGGACCTACCATGTGATGCGAGTATGGGGGAATTGGTAGACCCAGCAGACTTAAAATCTGCCGCCATGTGCGTACCGGTTCGACTCCGGTTACTCGTACCAAATTTGGAGATTATATGAGAGTTTTGGCTATTCACAGTGAACATGGAATACACCATTCATCATGTTGTATATATGATGGAGATTCTGTTGTTTATTTCTTGGAAGAAAGATATAGTGGTTACAAACACGATTCTGATTTGGAATATTGTTTTTTCAATGTTTTAAAAACTAATTTGACATTCGATAAAATTGTTATCAGTGAATTTCACAATTTAGAAGTTTCAAACAACGATAATTATGATGAAAGATTATTAAAGAAGATATCAAAATCTTTGCCTTACATGACAAAGATTGCATTGACGGAACCAGGAAAATTCTTAGATGTTAATTCTGAAAATGTAGAAGAGCAAATTGTAACAGAAAATGAAATACCTCTACCCGAGTCTGTAGATGCATCGTTTATAACCGAATGGGATAAAATTTCTAATGGTTCTAAAAAATTCATACTATCATATTATAAAAAATACAATCATTTTCCTTTGATTGAGTATGATAGTAAACACCACCGAAATCACGCATCATTATCTTTTTATAATAGTGGTTTTGACAAAGCAATTATACTTGTTGCTGATGGTGCTGGTGAGGTAAATTTTGCAACAGCAGAAGATGGTAAATTTATTAATTATAAAGAGATTGAATCTTTATATGTTGGTGATTATCCCAGTTCAATAGAACCAATTTACAAAAACTTTGGATCGTATGAGGGACATAATTATACAAAAGAACTTGCAAGGTGGAAGAAAAACTATCCGTATTGTGAAGTTGTTTTTGGTAATTATATGGGTATAGGATTCTTATATGGCTGCGGTGCGATTCATATTAATGAAACAATGGAAGAAGCCGGCAAAGTGATGGGTTTATCTTCATACGGAAAAGCAACAAATAATAATTATATAAAAAATAATTACTTTGTTAACACCGATTTATTTGATTGTGCAGCACATGATTTTTTACCGATATTTGCACCACCAAATGGATATCCTGAAAATTTCAAATATAAACCAGTACACGAAAATACACCAACGCAAATAGGTGGTCCGGAAACAATAATTGCTTTGAAAGGTTTACCTTTACAAAAGATTATCACAAAAACAAATTATAAACCTTATGCTGATTTTGCAAAAGATATACAGTTACAGACGCAGCAGATTGCTGTGAATTTAATAAAAAAAGCAATAGATAAAACTGGTATAAAAAAGGTTTGTGTTTCTGGTGGGTATGGAATGAATATACTTTCAAATTCATACTATGTAAAACAATTTCCTGATGTTGAGTTTTATTTTGAACCATTGTCGATTGATAGTGGAATTTCAATTGGTTGTGCAATGTATCATTATCACAAAGAAACTGGTGATTGCACTATTAGACCAGTTAAAAGTATTTCATTTCATGGATTCAAACATGATGTTACCTCATACAAAGGCACCGATGCATCAACAAAAGATATTGCAAAATTACTATATGATAACAAATCTGTTGCAGTATACACTGGTCTGGCTGAAGCTGGCCAACGTGCATTAGGCAATCGTTCAATTTTGTTTAATGCATTGAATGTGGATGCAAAAGATATTGTTAATAAAATCAAACGCAGAGAATGGTATAGGCCATTTGCTGCTGTTGTTTTAGAAGAAGATGCTGAGTTGTATTTTGATATGGGTAGAACGAAGAAGAATTTGTTTATGACACAATCGTTTGATGTTAAGACTGATTTGATTCCTGGCGTCACTCATGTGGATAACACATGTAGAGTGCAGACTGTATCTGAAGGATACTTGTATGACCTTTTGGTTGAATTTAAAAAACTTTCAGGTCACGGCATTCTTTTAAACACCAGTTTCAACCTTGCAGGTAAACCTTTGGTAGAAACACCAAAGCAAGCCATAGAAACTTTAAATACTTCAGTATTAGATTATCTTTGGTTTGAGGAAACAGGACAATTAATTACCTAAAAAATATGCTTGACAAGACAATGTAAAGCCTATATAATACACACATGATGCGGGTATGGTGCTAGTGGTAACACAAGACCTTGCCAAGGTTTAGTTGAGGGTTCGATTCCCTCTACCCGCTCCAGTATAGAATTGCAGGGTTAGTTTAATGGTAAAACTCCATCCTTCCAAGTTGGTGTCGTGGGTTCGATTCCCACACTCTGCTCCATTTAATGCGGTTTGTAATAGTACGATATAAGGTACCCCCTTATGTTAACTGAGCAAAGCAGTAGACCGCTCCATTTTGAGGACACTATGAATATTAAACCCTTGCATGATAAAGTATTGATTGAACGTATTGAGAATGTCAAAGAGACCGCTTCAGGCATCATCCTAAAACATTCCGAAGATCCAGATAAAGCAAGAGTACTTGCAGTTGGTCCGGATGTTACAGAAGTCCAGGTCGGTGATGTGGTTCAACCAGACTGGGGTAAGGCCGCAGCAGTGCAAGATTATTTCGTGGTGAAGATTGAAGACATAGCTTACATCTACGGAGAGTAAACATGTCTGCTGGTGGTAAAGGTTCTAGTCCAAGGCCGTTTAGTGTTTCACAGGAAACATTTGGTAATAACTACGACAATATTTTTAGAAAAAAATCACTAAAAGAATTAGAAGAAGATAAAATCGAACAAGAAGAATTTGATAGAATCTTAGAGGAAAATCTAGAACGTCAAAGACGGGAAAAGTCTTTAGATGCCATGGTGGCAGAAAATCAAAGATTAGGTTTATACGACAACTAATACAGCGGGTTGGTGAAATGGTATCACAGTGGGCTCATAATCCTCAGTTCCGGTTCGACTCCGTGACCCGCAACCATTAATCCTTATACACTTCATATATAAATTCCGCTTCAGGAATTCTTGTCTTTGTATTCTTACTACCCAATACAACAACCACTCTATCACCTTCACTTGTGTCTAATAGAATCGTGATACATCCACCAGATTCATTTATAAAACCAGTCTTACTGACTATTATATTTTGATAGTGTCCTATCATTGGGTTTGTGTTACGAAAAACAAACCATTTCTTCTTTACTTTTATTTTTATTTCTAACTTGCGGCTAGCATAAACTATATTGCTGTATTCTGCCGCAGCTTTTGTCAACGTCACCAATTCTCTTGCGGTGCTAACATTTCTTTCGTCTAATCCTGTTGGTTCATAAACAATGGATTTTTCCATTTGTAATTTTTTCAACTTATCATTCATAGCCTTGACACAGGCCGGCATACCACCAGGATAATGTTCACATAGTGTATATGCGGCTCTATTACTACTGTGTATCATGGTCATAGAAACCAAATTTGCTCGACTGACAACTTGGTTTTTTACTGGTAATCTATCTTTTATTTTTGTAGTCATTGTCAACATCTGGCTCATGTTAGGATTCGTATCCATCACAACCATGACAGTTAACAATTTTGTTATACTGGCAATAGGCCTAATCTTATCATAATCTTTACCACCTAATATAGTGCCATTTAAATCCGACACAATCCAGGATTTGGCTGTGAAGAATTCTGCTTTGACTGGTGATTGACCAAGAAGTATGGTGAAAAATAACAGAGTAATAAAAATTCTATATAACAATCGAAGGCTCCATATGGATTAAATATCATGGTGCAGGTACTCTAGACTTACAAGCCCTAGCATTGTTTATAGAAGTTGTATGCACAAGTTTACTTCCTCTTTTTTGATTATTACATTTATATTCACAAACTTGTATTCCTTTTGGATCCGTAAAACTTCTTTCCAAATTACAATAAGCACCAGTATCTTCTGAAATGCTTTTTGTATATATGACAGCATCCGGCATCAAGTTTATATTGATGGTTGGATGTGTAATCATAAGTGTTGCACTAGTGGTTAATAAAGTGAATAAGAGTTTATTTTTCATCTTCCTACGTATACCTTTGGTAGTTCTTCTAATTTACGTTGATATTCAGATTTGGGAATTAATCCGTCACCATATTGTGGATACTTCTGTTGTCTATCATATGCTACCCACATAAACAAACCAGCCACAACAAAAATTATAATCATAACAGCAACGCCTGTAGCAAATTCATCTCTAATTTTTCTCATTCGTGCGGCACGGCGTTTTTCTAGTATTGCTTCTTGTTTCATTTGTTTGATGAGAAGAACCTTTTGTTCTTTACCCATCTCTTTCATCATTTCTTCTACTTCGGTATATAAAGCACCGAGCTCTGGAGGACTTTGATAAATCATCAACTCACGCAAATCAACTGACATTTGTTCTAACTGTTTACGCATAAGCACACGTTGTAAGGCACGTTTACCTAATGATGCATCTCCGGTATAAACTTGTGTCTTAGCATTTTTTTCTTCTTCTTCAAAAACAGCCATACACTTATAGAAGTTATCATAGTATGTGCCTAGGTGTTCACCAATCTCTTGATAGATATTGGTAGTTTCTCCACCCTTTTTGTTTAGTTCAATTACACGATTTTTTTCCGCAACGTAAGCATTTCTTTGTGATACACTTGCAGGTTTTTCTGGTGGATGAAGCTTTTTGAACTGGTCGTCAAGATCCTTGAGGACGTCTTTGACTTCCCCAGCTGCACCTTTAATATCTTTGTATAGTTTACATCCGGCTTTGACTGCCGAAACCGCACCATTTGCGAGGGCAAAGAGTGTGAATGGATCCATTTCTTTTTATACCATTTTTTTACTTGACATTATAACAAAAAAATGATATAATCTACGTTCAGGTCACACTATATAATTATTTAGGATAGGATTAACATGAAAATATATGCAATGAAATTAGTAACTGGTGAAGAACTTATTGGTGAAGTTGAAACGGAGAATGAAAATGAAATGGTGATTAAGAATCCATTAGGAATTGCCATTGTACGTGGTAAAGATGGTCAACCTAACGTAGGTTTTGCGCCATTTCCAATCCATGCAGAACAAAAATCAGACTCTACTATTGCCTTAAAGCGTGAACATATTGTATACTACTACGTTCCAGCAGAAGATTTTGTCAAAAACTATGACCAAATTTTCGGCACAGGCATTATTCTTCCAGGTCAACAACAAATCATTACAGGTTAATGACAACTTTTTATACAAACGTACAGGCACTTGGCGGCAAGATTCTTTATCGTGGCGTCAAAGATGGTAAAAGAATCAAACTGAAGATTGATTATGAACCACAATTGTATCTTCCAGCCCGTAACGGTAAAGGTACCCATAAATCACTTGATGGCCTAGACCTTGTGCCAAAACGATTTGATGGCATTCGTGAAGCCAGAGAATATGTGAAACAATATGATGGTCTTCCAGGTGCTCCAAAAATCTATGGTAACACAGGATATCAATACGCTTTCATTGCAGAACAACATTCTGAAATGGTTGATTGGGAACAAGATAAAGTAAGTGTTGCAATTATCGACATTGAGGTCGGTTCGGAAAATGGTTTTCCTGATCCATACCTTGCAAACGAACCTATCACCGCAATTGCAACGACCTTTCTGAATGGTCACACTTATGTGTTTGGTTGTGGTGATTTTCGTAATGATGATCCCGACAATATAACCTATCTGAAGTGTAAAGATGAATACACTCTTTGCAGTAAATTCATTGAGTTTTGGTCCAGAATGTATCCAGATGTTATCACTGGCTGGAACACCAAGTTCTTTGATATACCATATCTTGTCAATCGTTTCCGCAAGATTCTTGGTGAAGATAAAACCAAGATGTTATCTCCATGGAATTATATCAGCGAACGTAAAACCAATATCAATGGTCGTTTGTTGATTGCATATAGTTTTGTTGGTATCGAATCACTTGATTATATTGAGTTATACAAATGGTATGCGCCAGGTGGTAAGTCACAAGAATCCTATCGACTAGATAATATCGCACAAGTGGAACTTGGCGAAGGCAAGATTTCATATGATGAATATGAGAACTTACACCAACTGTATAGACTGAACTATCAAAAGTTTATCGAATACAACATTAAAGACGTTGCGTTGATTATTAAACTAGAAGACAAGTTGAAGTTGATTGAGTTGGCCTTAACTCTTGCGTATGATACCAAGTGTAACTATGAAGATGTATTTGCACAGACACGTATGTGGGATTCACTGACGTATTCTTATTTGTTAGGCAAAGGCATCATTGTTCCACCAAAAGAAACACAAGAGAAAGATTCTGCGTTTGAAGGTGCATACGTTAAAGAACCACAAATTGGATTACACAATTGGGTTGCATCGTTTGACTTGAACAGTTTGTATCCACACTTGATGATGCAGTACAACATTTCACCTGAAACGTTAATTGAACCAGAAAACTATACTGATGAAATGCGTGGCGTTCTTTCACAAGGTGTTACTGTTGATAAAATGTTAATGAAACAAATCGACACTTCGGAACTGGTTGATGTTACAATCACACCAAACGGTCAATTCTTCCGTACCGACATTCAAGGTTTCTTACCTAAGATGATGGTCGAAATGTATGATGACCGCAAGAAATTTAAAAAGATGATGTTGCAAGCGCAACAGGAGTATGAGAATGAAAAAGATGAACGAAAAAAATATGAAATCGACAAACGAGTTGCCAGATACAACAACCTTCAACTCGCAAAGAAAGTATCCCTTAACTCTGCCTACGGTGCTTTGGGAAGTCAGTATTTTAGGTTTTATGACCTACGCATGGCTTTGGGAGTCACTACGGCAGGCCAGCTTTCCATCAAATGGATTGAAGCGAAAATAAACCAATACATGAATAAACTTCTTGGTACAGATAACGATTATGTAATCGCTTCTGATACTGATTCTATTTACCTGCGCCTCGGTGATTTGGTAAATAAAGTTTATGGTGTTGATGGTGTGGTTAAAATGCCTGCACAAAAGATTATTGAATTTATGGATCGTGTTTGTGAAGATAAACTACAACCACATATTGATAAGTCTTACCAAGAGTTGGCTGATTATGTTCATGCATATGCACAAAAGATGCAGATGAAGCGTGAGGGTCTTTCTGACAAAGGTGTATGGACTGCCAAGAAACGTTATATTCTAAATGTATATAACAATGAAGGTGTGCAGTATGCTGAACCACATATGAAAGTGATGGGCTTGGAAATGATTAAATCATCCACACCATCTGCTATTCGTGAGAAGATGAAAGCTGCCATCAAGTTGATGATGACTGGTACTGAACAACAAGTACAAGACTTTATTGCTGAGTTTAAGAAAGAGTTTAAAACATTACCAGCGGAAGAAATATCTTTTCCTCGGGGTTTGAATGGGCTAAATACTTATTCCGATCCAGTAATGTTGTTCAAAAAAGGCACACCCATTCATGTTCGTGGTGCAATCGTATATAACCACCATCTAAAACAATTGGGATTGACTAAGAAGTACCCACTCATACAAGAAGGTGAAAAACTCAAATTTACCTATTTGAGAATGCCAAATCATTTTAAGAATGATGTGATTTCTTTTCCAGGTAGAATACCTAAAGAGTTTGAGCTTGACAACTACATTGATTATGATGTACAATTCGACAAAGCATTTCTGGAACCAATCAGTGTTATTTTAAGATGCATGAAGTGGTCTGCGGAAAAAAATAATTCTTTAGAGGACTTTTTCAGATGATATTCTTAACGTTACTAACAGCAATAGCATTATCTGCCGTTGCTGGTTATTATTCTGTTATTGGTTTAGCGGAAATCTTTCCAGGTTCTTTCTGGCCAGTTATCATTATGGGTTCAACACTTGAAGTGGCTAAACTTGTAACTGTATCTTGGTTGTATAGAAACTGGAGAGAATGTCCTATACTAATTAAATCATATCTGTCAATTGCTGTAACTATTTTAATGTTGATTACATCCATGGGTATCTTTGGTTTCTTATCAAAGGCACACCTAGAACATTCAGCAGATAATGCACCACTTGTGGATAAAATTGCATTACTGGATGAAAAGATTAAAACGGAGAAAGAGAATGTCGAGGCAAACCGTAAGATTATTAAACAGTATGATGAGGTTGTGGACCAGACGATGGGTCGCTCAACAGATGAAAAGGGTGCCGACAAAGCGCAAGCAATACGCCGTTCCCAACAGAAAGATAGGATTAGAGTACTTCAAGAAATCCAACAGTCGCAAGCCACCATTGCCAAATACTCTGAGGAACGTGCGCCTCTATCTACAGAGCTTAAAAAGATTGAAGCGGATATCGGGCCAATCAAATACATTGCAGCCTTGGCGTATGATTCAGAGGCTGATGGTGACATTATTGACAAAGCGGTAAGACTTGTCATTCTATTGATTATTGTAGTCTTTGATCCTTTGGCAATTCTGTTGTTGATTGCATATAACATGTCTATGAAAGAAAAAGACGATGTTGAAGACTTTTTTAAACGTGTTAAAGAAACCACAAAAAAATTGGATAAAGATGCCAAACAAGTTGATGATGTAACGCCTGAAGTTGTACACGTTGAAGAACCAGTTGATCCTTATGCATACCTGAAACAACCATTCAAACACTTTGAGAATTTGAAACCGATGGTTGCAAAAAGAGAAGATACTGTAGAAGTTAAAAAAGATAATATGATTGTGATTGATGATATAACTGGTGAAACCATACCGCCAATTACACATGAAAAGGTAACAATTGAAACTCACAACACACGAAATTCTGTTATGTATGAAGAACATCATGTACCAGTAGAAGAACCTGTGAAAAAATTGGAACCTAAGTATGATTATGATGAACCGTATTCTTTTAAGGAAAAAGAAGTTCGTGATGCTGGTAAATTTTAAAGGATGAAACAATGAGTATATTAGACAAAATTAAAAAAAATAGCAGTATTAAAGATTCTGCTATCTTAGCTAAATCAAAATTCTTTAATGCTAAAGATATGATTCCAACAGCAGTGCCAATTATTAACGTGGCACTTTCTGGTAAGTTAGATGGTGGTCTGACACCAGGTCTTACAATGTGGGCGGGTCCATCCAAACACTTTAAGACAGCGTTCAGTTTGTTGATGGCCAAGTCTTACTTGGACAAATATCCTGATGCAGCGTTACTGTTCTACGATTCAGAGTTTGGTACTCCACAGTCTTATTTTGATAGTTTTGGTATTGACACTGAGCGGGTACTTCACACTCCTCTTACAGACATTGAACAACTCAAGTTCGATATAATGGCACAGTTGACACAATTAGAACGTGGTGATAAATTGATTATCGTCATTGATTCAATTGGTAACTTAGCATCTAAGAAAGAAGTTGAAGATGCTTTGGCGGAGAAATCAGTTGCTGATATGTCCCGAGCCAAACAAGTCAAGTCTTTGTTCCGTATGGTGACACCTCACCTATCATTGAAAGACATTCCAATGGTTGTTGTAAATCACACCTACATGGAAATTGGTATGTTCCCTAAAGCTATCGTTGGTGGTGGTACGGGTTCATATTACTCGGCTGACAATATTTTTATTATTGGCCGTCAACAAGAAAAAGATGGTACAGAAATTACCGGTTACAATTTTATTATTAACGTGGAAAAATCTAGATATGTCAAAGAAAAATCTAAAATACCTGTCAGCGTATCTTTTGACGGTGGCATTAGCACTTGGTCTGGTTTACTTGACCTTGCTATTGAGTCCAAACATGTGGTTAAACCAAAGAATGGTTGGTATCAACGTGTTGACTCAGATGGTGTGATTGAAGAAAAAAATTACCGTGAGAAGGACACCGACTCCAAAGACTTTTGGATGCCTATTCTGAAACAGAAATCTTTTCGTGATTTCATTGAGAACAAGTACCGTGTGGCATCCGGAGAAATTATGACAAGCAACATTGATGAAACATTTGATGTTGCAACCATGAATGGTGTATAATGATTGAGGGAATAGATTACTGCTACATCTATCCAAAGGATGACAAAACAGCAGTCAACATTAAATTTTTGGAAGGTCCTTATAAAGATACCATATTTAAATATGGTAAAGTTAAATTTAAGGAAGAAAGTGAACAGGTCTATTTACTTTTTGCTTACGATGTGTTACAATCACCAGTAAAGACACCAGCCAAGCTGGAAAAAGATGATGACTTTAAAAACTACATTGGTGACTTATTGGTGGAAATAATGTCATCTAACATGGAACAGGAAGTAATTGATGAAACTGGAACAGACGATTCTAAAGAATCTAATTTACAATGAAGAATATTTACGCAAGGTTTTACCATTTCTAAAATCAGAATATTTTACAGACAGAAGCGACAAAACATTATACAATGAAATTGCATCATTCACAGAAACTTACAATTCTACACCAACGGTTGAAGCACTTGTACTGGCCGTCAAAGAAAGGCGAAATCTCTCAGATGAGGAAGTGGAGAAGTGTGAATCTTATTTACAAGAGATTGAGAAAACTAAAGGTGAAGAATCCAAGGTTCAATGGCTTGTTGACAAGACCGAACAGTTTTGCCAAGAGAAGGCCATTTATAACGCTGTATTGGGGTCTATTTCAATCCTCGATGGCAAGGACAAAACAAATGACAAAGGTTCGATTCCCAAAATATTATCAGACGCCTTGGCGATAAGTTTTGACAATTCTGTTGGCCACGATTATCTTGAAAACTCAGATGAACGATATGATTTCTACCATCGTAAAGAAGAACGAATCCCTTTTGACTTAGAGTTCTTTAACAAAATCACAAAAGGTGGCTTACCTAATAAGACGCTTAATATTGCTCTTGCCGGAACTGGCGTAGGAAAAAGTTTGTTCATGTGCCATGTGGCTGCAGGCTGCATGGTGCAAGGCAAGAATGTTCTTTACATCACGATGGAAATGAGTGAAGAAAAGATTGCAGAACGTATTGATGCTAACTTATTGAATGTCACGATTGATGACCTTGTGAGTTTACCGAAAGATTTGTATGATAAAAAGATTAATAAACTCCGTGAAAAGACTGTTGGTAAACTTATTATCAAAGAATATCCTACAGCCTCTGCGAGCAGCATACATTTTCGCACCTTACTCAATGAGCTCAATCTTAAAAAGTCTTTTGTACCCAATATTATTTTTATTGATTATCTTAATATTTGTTGTTCATCAAGAATCAAGGCCGGAGCAAACATCAACTCCTATACTTATGTTAAATCCATCGCAGAAGAATTGCGAGGTCTTGCCGTTGAGTTCGGAGTACCTATTGTTTCTGCAACACAAACAACAAGAGGTGGCTTTACTTCTTCCGATCCCGGACTCGAAGACACAAGTGAGTCTTTTGGTTTGCCCGCTACAGCAGACTTGATGTTTGCTCTTATTTCTTCCGAAGAACTAGAAGAAATGGGACAGATTATGGTAAAACAATTGAAGAATCGTTATAATGATCCAACGCATTTCAAACGATTCACTCTAGGTATTGATAGGTCGAAAATGAGATTATATGATATTGAACAGTCTAGCCAAGATGGCATCACGGATTCTGGTCAAGATAAACCACTCAACACATTTGGTAACAGAGAGAAAACACAGAAGAAATCATTCGATGGATTTAAAGTATGAAATTAGAATTTAATGATGCAGTTCATTGCGCCAAAGTATTTGAAGATTACTTTGGTAGTTTTGACCGTATTGATGAGTATATGCGTGACCAAAAGTTGAATTCTTTGGCCGAATTGCCATCCAATCCTTTGTTTCCGATTGAAGATGAGTTGTTTCAAGACTTCACAATGAATCCAAAAAATATGAATTTTGAGGTTGTCGAGATTGATAATGAAACTTGGACCAATCTATTGAACATCACTTCATCTCATGTAAACATTCCGCCAGTTGGCCGCAATGTTAAACTGGCAGTGCGTGAAACCAATACAGGAAAGTACGTAGGATTCATCCGTCTTGGTTCACCTGTAATCAACTGTAAGCCACGTAATGATATGCTTGGTCAAGTGTTTACACAAAAACCTGAGTGGGGTAAACGATTCAATAATTCTGCAATGATGGGTTTTGTTATTGTACCTGCACAACCATTTGGTTATAATTACCTTGGTGGTAAATTGTTGGCTGCAATCTGCACTTCACATGAAGTACGTGAGATTGTAAATGTAAAGTATGGAATGAACCTGTGTCTCTTTGAAACAACTTCTTTGTATGGTAGTTCAAAGACTGTATCGCAATATGATGGTATGAAACCATATATCAGATATAAAGGTCTGACAGATTCCGATTTTCTTCCTATGATGCATGGTAAACCTTATTCTGACCTACGTGATTTCGTACAAGATAAAGTCGGACCTTTGGTTGAAGATGTTGCTTCTAGTAAGAAACTGAAAATCTCTATGAAGATTATTTCTCTCACTAAGGCTGCACTTAAAGGTACACCTGAAGGGGATACATTCATAGCAACGATTGGGAAAGCAAAAGGGTTGACAGAGCAAAAAAGATATTACACCAGTGACTATGGCTTTAAAAACATGGTTGACTATGTAAACTGTAAGACGGACGTGCTTATTCCTGGTGAAAACTATGAAAAACACAATCTGGTAAACTTGATTGAATGGTGGCGAAATAAGGCTTGCAATCGGTATGAAACTCTGTATAATGAGAAACGGTTAAAAACCGAACTAGAGATTTGGACTTCCGGAAAGGAGATTCAAATCATAAGATAAATACTTTCTTTGAAGGTGTTAAATGGCTTATACTTTTTTCCCAAAGACTGCAACGGAAATCAAGCAAACTCTAAAGGGTGACAAAGCAAAGATAGAAGATATAATCAATATCTTTGCTTATCTAAAATCAAAATTTCCAAAAGTTGAAACTCCAATCAATGTTGATCCTGCATCAATTGCTAAGATTAATGTTACAAGAGATTTACAAACGGATATTGACCTTGCTAAAATAAAAAGAGAAGCAAAGGTAACTAAAATTACCATGAAATTTGGTTCTGGATCATCTGGCGGCCGAGGTGTACAGAATAAAGGTAATGCATATGAGGGAGAACTTGCTGATGCATTGAGACAATGGTGGAAAGGTGAAAAGATAACCGACACAAAATTACTTCAAGCAGTTGATGATATAGTTAAACTTCATAAACTGAATAAATGTAAAAATCTAGAAGTTAAAGAGGTTGGTGAATTAAACAACAAAAGACCTTTTATATTCTCACCACAAGTTTTAATTTCATCTAAAATTCCTGTACGTGATAACAATCTGGGGCCCGTTGTTACCGACATTACATTAATTTGTGATAAGAAAGAAATCTTCCTAAGCTTGAAAACTGGCGGCACTGTTACCTTTTTCAACTCAGGCATCCGTACAGTTCTTTCACCAGCAGAAATCAAATCTGGTAAAATTACAAATAAAGATGGTTTAAAAATTCTTAATATGTTTAATATCAACGATGCATTGTTTTGTGATATCTACAATGGTAAATTAAAAAAAGGTTATGTTGAAGATGTTTGGAAAACAATGTCATCAAAACAGAAGAATGAATTGAAAAACTTTTTGATTTCTGGTGTTGGCCATGGTTATACTATCGTACATAAACTGACGGGTAAAACCGAAGTGTATGAAATTGATAAAGATTATATGACTTCGGCAGCAACGCCAAACTCATGTAATGTATACTATGGTGGTAAATCTGGTACAGGTAAGCGTATTGACATGGAAATAGAAACGGGTCATTACATTCTTAAACTAAACATACGTGATACACAAGGTGGTGATGGTTATCCTACCCGTATGATGTGTGACTACTCTTACAAATAATGGCACTAACAGATTTTGATAAAATACTAAAACAGTATGAGGACACCGAAAATGATTTCGGGTTCTCTGCTATTTCAGAACAGGAATATAATTCCACAATTAAAGAGAGTGTACAGACCGTTGAGAATTACAAAGTTAATTTGACAGAAACGGAAAGACGCTTGGCTGAACTTGAGAAGATGATTATCCCTTTCCTAAAGAAACTACATAGTACAGGAGATAAAGAATATATCTACTGGCCTAATCGTAAACCAGCAATTGAAAAACAAATTGAGGCAATTTTAAAATTAACTAGAGGATGATAAATTATGAAACCGTTAGTGACTGTGATTACACCTACAACAGGTGCACCGTATCTACGACAAGCGATAGAGTCGGTTAAAAATCAAACTTATGATAACATTCAACACTTAGTTGTTGTAGATGGTCAACCAAAAGGTCGTGTTATTGCTAGAGAATATCCACATATTGACCTAATAGACCTCCCATACCCAACAGGAACCGACCGGTTCAACGGACACCGAATCTATGGTGCATCAGTCTACCTTGCAAAAGGTGACCTGGTTTGTTTCTTGGATGAGGATAATTACTATGATTACACACATATTGAATCTCTTGTGGATGTAATCCAAAGAGGTAATGATTGGGCTTATTCTTTACGTAAGATTGTAGACAAAGATGGTAATCATGTATGTTTGGATGATTGTGAATCATTAGGTAAATGGGAATCTTGCATTGGTGACTACTTTGTTGACGTTGGTTGTTTCTTTCTACCAAAGATGATTGCAATTCAAACAAGTCCAATCTGGTATCGTAAGGCAAGAGAACCTGGAGTACCAGAAGTTGATAGAATGTTAACTCATGTATTGAGAAACAACAACTTGAAATATGACACTAATGCAAATTACAGTTTGAACTATCGTACAGGTAACACACAGTTATCAGTACAATCCGAATTCTTCTTACAAGGAAATAAGAAGATGCTTGAAAAATATAATGGAGATTTACCATGGACAAAAAAGACCTGATTATAGGTGCATTTAAAAACTATAACTACGAACAAGTCAAACCTTGGATCGAATCAATTAACGAATGTGGTTTTACCGGCGACAAAGTTCTAATTGCGATTGATTCATCAGAAGAAACAATCAACAATATTAGACAAGCCGGATTCACTGCAATATCCGCACAATCCATGACAGGCGCAATGTTTCACATGGAACGATTTATTCATATCTATGATTATCTGAAAAAACATAGTGGTCAATATCGTTATGTTGTAAGTACAGATGTACGTGATGTAATCTTTCAAAACGATCCAATGGAATATTTGTCTCATATACTGACAGCAAATTCTGGTTATGATTTGATTGGTGTGTCTGAATGTATACTAGTTAAAAATGAACATTGGAATCGTGACAACATTTTAAAATGTTTTGGTACATATTTCTATGAAGAAGTTAAAGACTATGAGGTTTTAAATGTTGGTACGTTAGCTGGCAAGGCACATGTTATTTCTGATTTGTGTGGTATGTTATACCAACTATCTTTGAATAGAGCAGATTGGGTTGCCGACCAAGCTGCATATAATGTTTTAATGGGTTGGTATCCATATGTTGATATAACATACATCAGTGGTTTAAATGATGGATTCTGTTGTAACTTACATGTAACAAATAAACCAATTGAGAAAGACCAATTTGCACCATTCATTACAGAAAAACATCCAATCTTTGAAGATGGTGTAATGAAAACTGGTGATGGTCAACCATACTACATTGTACACCAATATGACCGAGATCCAGAATTGAAGAAATTTTATCATGATAAGTATAAGGTTGAAGAATTAATTACTTTTAGGACAACATAATGATTACTATTGTTACTGCTTTTTATGACATTGGCCGTGGAGAATGGACACCAGACAAAGGCCTACCACATTATCTACAAAGAACTACTGATACATACATTGAACGTTTTTCACACATGGCTCAAATGGAAAATGAGATGGTTGTATTCTCTACACCAGACATTATTGAGAAACTGAAACCTTTGCGTGGCGACAGACCAACAAAATTTGTTTCGTTTGATATTTTTAGTAAGTATGCAGACTTGATTAAAGATGTTAATAACATTCAGAAAACTGATGCATTTCAAAATTTAATTATTCCAGAACAGCGAGCAAATCCAGAATATTGGAATGCACATTATGTTGTTGTTAACTTTCTCAAGTCGGTGTTTGTCAATCTAGCAATCAAAAACAATATGGTTAGTAATGAATTAGTTTCTTGGTTGGATTTTGGTTATTGCCGCACGGCAGAGAAAGTTCCTGCAAGCAAGAAATGGTCTTATGATTTTGATGTTAATAAGATGCATCTATTCAATTATAAAGAATATGATGACAAACCTATACATGAAATCATTGCAACAAACGATGTTTACATTCTTGGTGCAAAGATTGTTGGTGGTGTAACAGCATGGCCTAAATTCGAATCTGCGATGAAAGAATGTTTGATTGAATTGGGTACGAATGGTTTGATTGATGATGACCAAACACTTATGTTAATGTCATCAATCAAATATCCGGAATTATTTGAACTACATAAGATTCCAGACCACCAACTCGGACTTGATCCGTTTGTTATTTTTAGTGACTTTAATAAAGAGGTATGATATGAGTGATATAATTAAATTTAATACTGCAACACAAGCATTTGGTGTTGAGCGTGGAGTAACCAAGTGTTCGGGTTATGGACTTGGTGAATTGACCAAAGGCATGAAAAAAGGTTTAGAGATTGGTTGTTCTGAGGCACACACCTCAAAGTTTCTATTGGACACCAATCCAGAATTGACCTTATATTCAATTGATCCTTATGTTGCATACACGGACTGGAACGGTAATGTATTGAATGACCGAGAAGAATTCTTTCAACGGGTGACTAAAGAGATGGCGGTATATGGCCAACGATTTGTTTTGTTTAGAGATTTTTCGGACAATGTTGTTGACCGGTTCAACGATGGAGAATTTGATTTCATCTTCATTGATGGATTACACACCTACGAACAATTAACAAAAGATTGTCATAACTACTATCCTAAAGTCAAAAAAGGTGGTATATTCTCTGGCCATGACTATCAAACTATTCCTGGTGTCAATAAAGCCGTTGGCGAATTTGCACCAACTAAAACCGACAAAGTTCTTACAACTGAATGTGATGTTTGGTACTGGTACAAATGAAATCAATTTTTATCATAACATCTTGTTTGATACCTGCAATTGGTGTCTTTAGTCCAGAAGAACGTCTGAAACAAACACTAGAGACTGTTGATTCTATTAGAAATAAATCTCCAGATTCATTCATCGTACTTTCCGATGTATCAATACAATCATTGACAGACCAGTATTCAGAACTTGTTTCTAAGGTTGACTTGTTCTTAAATTTGAATCAAGTTGATTTTTTACTACACTTTACCAAAAACGGAATGAAAAGCCAAGGTGAATGTGCGATGATGCATGTTGTATTAGACTATCTAAAACAGAATTCGGAATTATTAGAAGGTGTTGACCGCATATTTAAAATAACTGGTCGTCTACAACTTGATGATGGTTTTGATATTAATCACTATGATGGATTGAATGGTAAATACGTATTCAAGGAACGCATACCAACGTGGATGAGTGAACCTATTCACGGAGCAACTCATGTTTTTGATACTCGCCTTTGGTCTATGTGTACGTCTTTGATTGATACTCATAAACAAGCCTTAGAAAAAGTGTTCCCTCTATTAGGTCCAATAGACTTGGAACACGCATATTTTGCCGTTTTAGATAAAGAAAAAGTAGTAGAATTTGATAGAGTGTATTGCAGGGGCCAAGTGGCCTCAACGGGTGAGTGGAAATTTGATTGATATAGAGTACTATATATCTAAGCCAAGATTTGACAGATTTGTGAATCTGTGGTATAATCCATTATAAATAACCCTACAGACAACCAAAGTGTGTTGTAATTCAATAGGTAGACAATGTTATCATTCAAAACTTTTTTAACAGAGCAAGAGGATCCTGAAGAAGGCGCCAGCCGTCAGATTAAACATTTGACGCATGTGGAAGACCGTCCTCTACAAAATGGTGAAAAAGGTGCGGCACATGCCATCAAATCATTGTCAGCTGCAGCAGAACACATTAAGGCTGGTAATAAATCATCCGAACTAACCACAAAATATGATGGTTCACCAGCACTTGTTTATGGTCATCATCCAAAGACTGGTAAATTCTTTGTTGCATCAAAGTCCGCTTTCAATAAGACACCAAAGATTAACTACACACCAAAAGATGTAGATATGAATCATGGCCACGCACCTGGTCTGGCCGCAAAACTAAAAGATGCACTAACACATTTACCTAAGATTGCACCTAAGAGTGGTGTGTATCAAGGTGATATGATGTTTGGTACAGACAAAGAAGATAAGAAAACTGAAAAGGGTGGCGGTACATCATTTCATCCAAATCCTTCTGGTCTAACATATACTGCACACGGAACACACGAAGGTGGAGTTAAGAAGGCAAAAATTGGTGTTGTAACACACTTATCATATCAAGGTAAAGATGCTGCAAGTCTAAATGCATCACATGAAGTAGACCACGAAAACTTCAATAAACACTCTGATGTATTCTCTGTTGATCCAAGAATGGACACATCAAAGGTGCATTTCAGTCCAGAAGAACAAAAGAAATTCACTAAACATATTACTGCAGCTCAAGCAGTACATGATACACATGGCGGTGACATGTATGCTGGTACTAGTGAACACCATGGTGTTGGTGGTTCATTAGAAACTTATATTAATCACACTGTACGTACAGGTGAAGAATCTAACCATAAAAACTTTAAGTCTTGGTTGGAAACAAACAAAAATAAAGCAATCGACAAACTTAAAGTCGAAAAGAACAAGAAGGTCAAACAATCAGCTTTAAAAGATGAATTGGGTAAAGTTGAACGTAATAAAAAACATTACAACAATCTTTTCAAAATGCATGGTGAGTTACAGAAGGCTAAAGATACACTTATTGGTGTTATGAATCAACACCAAGAATTTCAACACACACACGGCGGAGAATCTGCGAATCCTGAAGGATATGTTTTTCATCACGGTAAAGAATCTGATAAGTTAGTTAACCGTGCGGAATTCTCTCGTAGAAATTTTGCTGGAATAAGAAACATATGAAAAAGTTTTTAGAAAAGTTACAAGAAGATGCACAGACCCACACACCTGTGGTGATGGCGTTTGGTCGAATGAATCCTCCAACTATTGGCCACGCTAAAGTGGTTGATAGAGTGAAACAACTTGCAAAAGACTACAAAGCACCACACCACATTATTGTGTCACATTCTATGGACACAAAGAAGAATCCATTAGACATTGCAAGTAAAATCAAACACGCAAAGAGATTCTTCCCTGACACAAACATTACCGGTTCAAGTAAAGAGAAACCAACATTTTTACAACATGCAGCTGCACTACATCAAGCAGGCCATGACCACTTGATAATGGTTGCAGGTTCAGACCGTATTCCAGAATATGAACAAAAGTTAAACCAATACAATGGCGAAGGTCCAGGTAAACTATTCAACTTTAAAAAGATAGAAGTTAAATCTGCTGGCCAACGTGACCCCGATGCAGAAGGTGCAGAAGGTATGTCTGCTTCCAAGATGCGTGACCATGCAAAGAGTGGTGATTTCAATTCGTTCAGACAAGGTGTTCCTGCACATGTTCCAGACAATCATGCTAGAGCATTGTTTCGTGATGTTCGTAAAGGTATGGGATTGAATGAAGAATTCAATCGTGGACTATTTAAAGCAATCTTTGTGACTGGTGGACCAGGTTCAGGTAAAGACATTATTATACGTGAAGCAATTGCTGAAAATAAAGCAGTAGAATTGAATTCAGTGCAAGCATTTGACTTATTGATGGACAAACAAAAACTGTCCGAAAAAACAACCGACTATCGTAGAGAAGCTATTCGTAACCGTGGTCCACTAATTATTAATGGACCTGCTGATGACCACACTAGAATAATTACTATTAGAGAAGAACTAGAAGAATTTGGTTATGAAACTGTTATGGTATTTGTTGATACAACCAATGAAGCCAGTAAAGAACGTAATGAGAAGTTGACCAAGTCAATTTCAGAATCAATTAGATATGATAAGTGGCAATTAGCACAAACTTCAAAAGAAGCATATCGTCAGAATTTTTCCAATTTTATAGATTTCAATAATAGTTCAACCTTCGAAGAAATTCAAGAAGACATTACTGACACTTACGGAAAAATAAATAGGTTCATCGAGGACAAAAATTACAATGAAATTGCGTTCTCTTGGTTGGAAAGTCGTGGTAAAATTAGTATCACATCATTATTTAAGGAAAATGAAAATGTTAAGAAAAATTCTAGATTTTTTGAAAGTTACAAAACCAAGCGCACCAGTGGAAGTCCAACTCTCAACACCGGTACCGGTCCAAGAGCCGAAGGTCCAGGAAGTGAACTCCCAGATAATCGTGCAGGAGACATTAACGCCGACAACATCAAGTGGGATGGAAACAAAAAGCGAGGAAGTTACACCTTCAAAACCTACAGTGAAGAAGGCCCCAGCCTCAAAGTCAGTCCAATCCCCAAAGAAGACAACTTCTCCAAGGACAAAGAAAAAGTAAAACGTAATCGTTTCAGAGATTCACCAACTGTTAATCAACGTATGAGAAACATAACAACAGTTGGTCCAGAATTTGATACACGCCAACAGGGAACAGTATACCCTATGTCTGGTCTAGGCGATGTAACATATAGAGAACATGTAGATTTCAAAAACTTTAGAGAGTCGCATAATGATCCTGCCGATTCTGAAATGGGTGTTTACGGTGTATTGGGCGGTGCAACAAATAAAGAACCAATGGAAAATCCAAGAGATAAATTTGGTTCAAGTTCAATAAAGAAAAAAAAGAAATGAAAAAATTCACAGAGTTTGTAAGAGAGTCCACACCAGAAACATCACATCATGATGCTCAAGAAATCAAACGTCAAAAGACACACTTGATGGACAAAGCAAAAGAGTATGGTGACCAAGCACAAAAAGAAAAACAGTTCGGCCACGGCGGAGCAGCAGAAGCTAAAGGTGAGACTATGGTTGCAGCTGCAAAAAACATTAAAGGAGATTAATATGATAAACTTAAGAAAAAACGATGCACTTGCTGATGCGGTAAAAGAAATTTTACAACAAGAGGCACTAAAAGGCAATCAACATTTAATTGATAAAAACAAGAACAATAAAGTTGATGCACATGATTTCAAAATTCTTCGTGGCGAAAAGAAAACCGTCAAAGAAGAAGAAACCGTTGAAGAAGGTCTTAAAGATATTGCCAAGAAAGCTTTCAAAGCTTTGACTGGTGGTTCAGATGAAGACCAGTTAAAAGCACTTCAAAAAAGAACGGGTGTACCACAAACTGGTAAAAAACCAGTAAAAGAAGAAGTTCAAGGTAAAACTTTGAAGCAATTCAAAGAAAATGCATTTGACTGGAAAAAGAAATCAGAACCACAACCAAACGGCGGTTCAGGTGTCAAACAAGGTTCTCGTTACGGTGGTTCTAAACAAAAAGATAAACCAGAACAGGAAACAGACGAAAAAAAGTAAATGAGGCAAAGGGACCAACCAGTCAAGAAGACGGACCTTTTGTCTCTAGTATTAATGATACACACGATTTAAAACCACTGAACCATGCAAGGTACTTGGCCAAAAAATCTTTAAATAGAGTTCAAAAAGAAATGATGAACAAATAAGGCACAATAATGAGCAAAGCACAAACATTAAAATCTATAGTTAAAAGGGGGGGTGCAGAGAAGCCTTCTTTTGGAACTAATCCTTGGGATCCATGGTCCGCAAAAGCTAATATTGCGGAAGATGCTGCTTTGGATCAATATTTGACTTCTAGAGGTATCAATCCAAAACATGTTTCTAAAGACCAAAAGGTTGCACATTCCAAGATGGGACAATTCATCAAATGGAAAAGAGACCACATGTCAGAAGCTGTAGATAGAAAAGATACAATTATCTTTGATATACCTTTGTTGATTCGTGTATTAGAGTTTGCTCGTGAAGAATTAAAATCGGATGTACTTCTACATAAAATGGTAGAAAGACTGATTTCAATTCGTGGCAAGGGAACTTTGACCATGAATCAGTATGGTAAAATTATTAAAGAAGAAGCTGAATCTTTAGGTGAATCTTTTCCTGAATATGGTGAAAGAGCCAATAAACTTTTAAAAAGAAGTCATGAACTGTATGATAAATCTCGTTCAGAACCAGACGCTTCAAAGAAAAAAGAAATGGCTTCTAAGTCAACAAGAGCTCATGGTATTTTCATGAAAGCCAAAGAAAAACACTTGAGTCGTCATCCTGAAGATGCAGAATCTTTACGAAACAAAACAATGTCTGGCGCAAGCAAAGATTATACAAGTGGCAAAAGATGGACTGGTGATTCTGTTGAACACTCAGATGATACGAATGTCATTTCTGAAATCAGTTCAGAAACATTGCAAAGTTATAAAGATAAAGCGATGAAGTCTTCTGATGATTTGGCTTCAAAAGGCCAATATAAAAAATCGAACGACCGTCTGTTGAATCACATGAAGGCCACAGGCAAACAAATTGACAAGACAACTGCTTCGATTAAAAAATCTTTAAATAAAGAAAATACACAAGACCCGATGGCCGCATCATCAATGCCTAATGACGGTGCAAATAGTCCCGATGATGTTGAACAACCAAAGAATAAAAAGTTGATTCAAATGTCTAAGTCTGCTCGAATCATTAAATCCATCTATAAAAGGAAGGGAATGAAAGAGGAAATTTATGACCATGAAAAGGAAGACAAGTCTGTTGCAACTTATGGTAAAAAACCAAAAATGCAAAGTGTAAGTACTGATTTAGAAGAACCACAAGCCGCAGCCGTATTAACAGGCGGCACTACCTTGACTGGTGAAAAAAGAGATACCATCGAAATCGACCCTATGTTGAAGATGCGTAAACCAGTTTCTGGAAAAAGATAAATAGTAAATATAACCCACGGTTAAAAGGAGAATAACATGTCATCTTGGGGAAATAACGATAACGCAGCTAATGCACCATATTGGGCTGTTGAGACAGTACAAACAACAAATGCGCCAGTTGCATCCGCACCAACAGCAGCAAACGTTGCACTGTTGTATGGTAATACACAATTCCAGGCATATACACAAGGTATGACTGTTGGATTGTTCATGGTAGATGCTACAGAAACCACTGCTGGTGGTGATAATGTAGTAGATATCTCATTGTCAAATCAAGGTTCTGGATATGTCGAAGCACCTGGTGTTTCTATTGTAGCTAGTGCTGGTGCATATAGTGCAAGTGCCACCGCTACTATTGCTGCTGGCCAAGTGAGTAATATCACAGTCGCAAACACAGGTGTTGGTTACACATCAACTCCAGCAGTTACAATTCAAGTTCCAGTATTAACTGTTCCAACAGCTTCAGTAATTGCTGCTAATAACGTAGTAATGTATACTGCTCACGGTCAAGCAAATAGTGCTGCTCTTGTTTTCAACTGGGGTGGTACTGCTAACATTGCTGGTTTAACAAATGCAAACACATATTATGTTGTGCCTGTTGATGCAAATAGATTCTCATTAGCAACAACTGCTGCGAATGCTGCAAACAACGTTGTTATTGATATCACATCTACCGGTGAAACAGGACAATTCTTTACGATTGTTGATGGTGTACGTGCAACAGCAATTGCAAGTCGTGGTTTAAGTCAAAGTGTTAGTGGTGCAGAACACGCAACACACATTGGTTGGAACATAAAAACAGTTGGTTCCGGTGGCCGTGCAGGTCGTGTTCAATACGAAACGTTAGTTGCCATTTCCGAAGTTATAGGTGATGGTTCAGACGATATTTCTTTACCTGACGCTTAATAAAAGGGGCTTCGGCCCCTCTATAATATGTTCGATGAATTGAATGAAGATAATTTTATGATGTATGCTGCAAAATGCTATACATCACCACATTGCATTATGTCGGAATTTGAGGGAGATATTAAAAGAACAAAATACCTGAAAAGGTTATTTCGTAGATATAAGGTCACAAAATCCCTCAAAGAACGATTAATTATAAACCATATCATTTTATTGAATAATGTTTTTGGTCCGGAAGCAACGGCAAGAATATTGTTCTATAAGACTGATGAACGTGATTATGATATTCTAAAGACTTTTTTAGATTATCTAGATATCATGCCTGATTTTGTTTATGGTATTAATGGAAAAACTATATCATCATCCGATTTACCACTAGATATGAATGTCGCAGAGATATTAAGAAACATATGAAAAAATTCAACGAATACATCAACGAAGTTAAAGAACCAACTGGTGACCTAAAGAAGGCTTGTTGGACTGGTTATACTGCTGTCGGAACAAAAAAGAAAAATGGTAAAACCGTTCCTAATTGTGTTCCAGAAGAAGTTGTTAAGGAAGGTCATGGTCCTTGGGGCAAAATGACACAAGATAAATTGGATAAGATTGCAAAAGCCAAAAAACGTGAAGAAAAAGAAAAAGGTGTTCTGAGAAAACCTGGATCAACGTTACGAAAAGATACAACTAATTATGTTGCTAAAGTAAATAAACTTTCTGAGGAAGAACTAGAAGAAAACCATATTGCTATCGCCATGGGTAAAGAAATGGATGATGAAGGTAGTATGATTATGAATCAACTGGATCACATGGAACGTTCCATCAACATGATGCGTGGTGTGGTTAAGGATCCAAATATGCAGATACCTGCTTGGGTTCAATCTAAAGTAACATTAGCTGCAGATTATATTGAAACAGCTGCTGGTTATATGTCCAGTAAAAATGAAGAAGTTGACTTAGAAGAAACTGCTGCATGGCAACGCAAAGAAGGCAAAAGAGAATCTGGTGGTTTGAATCAAAAAGGTGTTGATTCTTATCGTAGAGAGAATCCAGGTTCCAAACTAAAAACAGCTGTGACAACAGAACCATCAAAATTAAAAGCAGGTTCAGCTGCAGCGAATCGCCGCAAATCATTCTGTGCTAGAATGTCTGGTATGAAGAAAAGATTAACTTCAGCGGCAACTGCTAAAGATCCAGATTCTCGCATCAACAAATCCTTACGTAAATGGAATTGCTAATGAAAACATTTCAAGAATATATTACAGAAAAAGGTAGATGCTGGACTGGTTACAAACCTGTTCGAGGCAAAAAGGCATATTCTGATAACAGTTGTGTGAAAGAAGAAGGTATGGCAGCTGCACCAACCAATACTGTTGGTGGTGGAAACATTGCTGGGTCGGGTGGCGCAGGTGGAGAACCAGGTGTTTCTAAGAAAAGAAATCCAGTAATGTCATTCGTCAAACGCAAACAACCAAATATGTAACATGTGGATATTGCAATGGTTACCTAATTGGATATTCTACGCCGTCTTAATAGCCGGCGTTTTTGGTGTGGCCGCATCATATTTTATTAGATTCTTATCATTCATACCATTCCTTTACGTTTATAAAACACCAATACAATTAGGTTCTATTGCTGCGATTGTGATTGGTACATTCATGGCTGGCGCAATCCACGATAATGAACAGTGGGAAGCAAGAGTGCGAGAGATGGAAGAAAAAGTTGCTGCATCTGAAGCACAATCAAAGGAAGAAAATATTAAGATTGTTGAGAAAGTGGTAAACAAGGTGCAAATTGTTAAGACCCGTGGTCAAGACATTGTTAAATATGTGGATAGAGAAATTGTAAAGTATGACACAAAATTTGCTCCAGGTGGTGTATGTGAGATACCAAAAGAATTCGTAGAAGCTCACAATAGAGCAGCAGAGGCACCAAAATGAATGAGAGAACAACAGAATATTTAATATGGGCTATCTTTATTGTTGTAATCGTGTTTATGATGGGCTGTTCGACAACTGTTCCAGTTACCGCTAAATTTCCAGAGGTACCTGAGAAATTGAAACAGAAATGTCCTCAATTAGAAAAATTAGTAGATGATCCAAAGTTAACAGACATAAGCAAAACAGTTACAATAAACTATACAACATACTATGAGTGTGCGGTGAAAAATGATGCATGGATTGAATGGTATGAAATACAGAAACGAATATTTGAAGGTGTGAAATGACAGAAGAACAAGAACAAACTAAAGAACGCACTGGTTGGATTATTACATTTTTGGCTGCATTTTTGGCTATCACATCATTACTTGATGGTGGCAATTCATCACAGATTTTAGATAACACGATTGAAGCAAACAATGTTTGGTCTTTCTATCAAGCAAAAAGCATTAAACAGTCATTAGCTGAAATAACATACGATAATGCTGTTCGTAATGGCGACAAAAGAAAAGCCGAAATTATGAAGGTTAAAATAGAACGTTACGAATCAGAACCTTCATCAGGTGAAGGTAAAAAAGAATTGATGGCCAAGGCTCGTGCAATTGAAGCTGAGAGAGCAGTAGCGGAACTAAGAAGTCCTTGGTACACATACTCTAATGCTTTCTATCAAATTGCAATTGTTATATTAGCTGCATCTATGTTGACGTTGAATAAAAAAATGTATTGTATTGGTATCGGTCTTGGTGCTTTTGCAATATTATTAATGTCACAAGGTGCTTTTTTATGGTTACCGATAATATTATAAGGATTGAAAATGGAATTAACAAAAGAACAATTAAAACAATTACTTCCAAAAAACCCATATATTGATAACTGGCATCACGCCTTATCAATTCTATTACCAGATTATGAAATCAATACACCTCAGAGAATGGCTGCTTTCATAGCACAATGCTCACATGAGTCTGGTGGTTTCATGGTTCTTAAAGAAAATCTAAATTATAAAGCAGCATCACTACGTAAACTGTTTGGTAAGTATTTTCCAAATGATGAGATTGCACAGCATTATGCTGCCAAGCCAAACAAACAAGAAGCAATCGCAAACAAAATCTACGCTAGCCGTATGGGTAACGGAGATGAGGCGTCTGGTGATGGATACAAGTTCTGTGGCCGTGGTTTAATTCAATTGACCGGCCGTGACAACTATACTTTCTTTGCAGGCAGTCTCGATATCACAGTAGAAGAAGCATCAGAATATCTACAGACATTTGAAGGCGCAGCACAATCTGCTTGCTGGTTCTGGGAAACAAATAAGTTAAATCAGTGGGCTGACAAAGGTGATATCGTCACATTGACAAAACGTATCAATGGTGGAACGATTGGCCTTGAAGACCGCATCAAACATTATGAACATGCACTTCACGTTTTTGGAGTATAGTATGAAAAAAATATTATTCATACTTGCATTGTTACCTTGTTTGGCATTTGCACAAAAAGCACCACAAGGTGTTACGTATGACGCACAAATATTAAGAGTAACGGATGGCGATACAGTTGTTATCGCCGCACCCTTTCTGCCTGCACCCCTTAAGCCCGAACTTGCGGTACGAGTCTATGGAGTCGATACTCCGGAAAAAGGATTTAGAGGTCAATGCGATAGTGAAAAACAACGTGGTGAAGCCGCTTCCGTTTTCACTAAAGGTCTCATTAACGCCAGCCAACAACGACAAGTCATTCTTTACAGTTGGGATAAATTCGGTGGTCGTGTATTGGGTGATATCATTCTAAACGGTCAAAGTCTCCGGACGCAATTGATTGCCAACGGATTTGCTCGTGAATATTACGGTGAAGCTAAAACTTCTTGGTGTAATTAAGGAAAAAACATGAACGACAAAAAACTATTATATGTAGCAATCGCAATGATTATTTTACCTTTATCATTGGCATTTTTTGGCGGTGATAGATTCCGTTATCCATGTCAAGACCCTGATAATTGGGACAAAGAATTTTGTAAAATGCCAAGATGTGATGTGACAAGAACTTGTCCAGAACATATTTTTAAAGGACAGAGGGATCCAAGATTGGGTCCACCAACAACAAGAGTTGAACCTATGGGCCAAACTCCTGCACCAGCACAATGTACAACACCAACACAAGGAGCGAATTGTGGAAAATAATAATAATTTCATGTATACAGAAGAGCAGTTAATGGCTCGTCTAAAATTCTTTATCGGTATTTGTTTGGCATTAACATTGACAGGTATTGTATTTGTCGTGTTATACTCCATTATCTTTGTAACTCAACCATTAAATGCAATTAGTCCTATTGACCAAAAATTCTTTGAGTTGATTATTCCTATTGCAACATTCTTAACTGGTACTCTATCGGGCATTATGTTAGCCGGTAATGATAAAGACCTTAGAGCAAAGGCACTAGATGCAGCAAATAAACCACCAACCGTTTCAGGACCACCACCAAATGCACCGTCAACTAATGCACCAAGCAACAATGCAACATTTGGCACACCAACGCCAAGTGCAGCAACATTTGCACCAGCAGCACAAGTTGTCACAGGATTTGGAGGCAAACCAGCGCCTGCACCAGCCCCACAACCAGAAATCTAAATAGATGGACTCATTAAAAAGTATGCTATCAGATGGTGTCAATGGCACCATCTCTAGCAAAAGAGTTGTCACACTGTTAGCATTTGTAATGTGTGCATCAGGTTTTATTACTATGCTATATGGTCATCCTATAGATTCTAAAATTTACGATTCAATGATGTACATTGTAATTGCAGGTTTAGGTTTCACAGCATCAGAAAAGTTTACTAAAAAGGACGAAAAATGAAAAATTATATATTTGTAGCAGGATTGTGTTTCGCACTTAGTGTCGGCGCAGCAGAAACAAAAAAAGTTTGTGTTGATGTAAAAGATAAACAAGGTCAAGTTGTTAAAGACAAAGCTGGCAAACCAAAACAAAATTGTAAAGAAATGAAAGTTCACAAGAAACTTGAAGGCACAGAAGTTCCTGTGAAAAAATAATGGCGTATTCCGATAAGGTAATTGACCATTATGAGAACCCACGAAATGTGGGTAAGTTTGATATAGATGAAAATGTTGGAACAGGCATGGTCGGTGCGCCTGCGTGTGGTGATGTTATGAAGTTACAGATTAGGGTTGAAGATGATATTATTAGAGATGCTTGTTTCAAGACATATGGATGCGGTTCAGCAATCGCAAGTTCATCCTTGGTTACAGAGTGGATCAAAGGTAAAACTTTGGATGAAGCTTCTACTATTAAGAATTCTGATATCGCAGAAGAATTAGCATTACCACCTGTTAAAATACATTGTAGCATACTTGCAGAAGATGCTGTGAAAGCGGCCATTAACAATTATAAAGGTAAACATGTTAACAGTAACTGAAAATGCTATTGAACAAATAAAAGAAATTTTATTGGAAGAAGAAAGTTCGAAATACGTCAGAGCCTTTATCGAAGGCGGTGGATGCTCTGGTTTTAATTATGGTTTCATGATAGAGGATGCTAAGAATGAGGATGATTTTGAAGTGACTGAAAAATTACTTGTTGATTCTGCCAGTATGCAATATTTCTCTGGTGCAACAATAGATTATAAAAAAGATAGACTAACAGGATCACAATTTGTGATTACCAACCCAAATGCCAAATCCACATGTGGATGCGGCAGCAGCTTTAGTGTATAAGAAAGAACTAAATGGCCACTACAGTAGAAAGAATAGGCATCGTTGAAACTAAGGTAGAAAACCTTAATGAAAAAATGGATGACCTAAAAGTTGATGTTAAAGAGATGCATGATTGCCTTGATAAAACACGGGACGCTTTGAGTGAAAAACTGGAAGAAATGTATAATGCATCCTGTACTCAACATACCGAACTAGCAAGGAAGATTGGTGACCTGGAAAAAGTCAGACAAAAGGTAGTATGGATGGCTGCCGGTGCCGTGGCCTTTGCTGGAATACTTTCCGGCCACTTAGAAAAAATACTTGCATTTTTACATTAATTGGTGTATAATCTAGTTTCTTGTAAACTTCACACCATTTTGTTATGTCCGTTTTTATTGATAGAACCTTTCTGCTAAGGGTATCCCCGAAGCTTCAAAAATTCACACAGAAAAAGGATAACCTGTATAACTTCAGGTGTCCTCTCTGTGGCGACTCAAGCAAGAACAAAACCAAAGCTCGTGGTTATGTTTACGAAAAAAAGAACAATTACTTTTATATGTGCCACAATTGTGGTGCATCTACCTCCTTTTATAATTTCCTGGAGAAGGTTGATCCAAACCTAGTTAAAGAATATGCACTTGAACGGTACAAGAATGGTGAACAGGGACGTGACAATTACGTTAAACCAACTTTCGATGAATTCAAACCTGAAACCCCGAAGTTTCGTGTTAAATTCGATATTCCATCGGTCGAATCGTTACCAGAAGAACATTTTGCGAAAGTGTATGTCAAATCCCGCAAAATACCAGAGTCGTTCCATGCACACCTATATTTTGCACAAGACTTTAAAGGCTTTGTTGAGAGCCTGCAAATAGAGAAAGATGGACTCAAAGAAGATGACCCTAGATTGGTAATACCATTCTATGATGAAGATAAAAATCTTGTGGCATTTCAGGGTCGTGCATTAGGTGAATCTAAACTAAGATATATCACAGTAAAGACAGACAAAGATAACCACAAGTTATTCGGGACTGACCGGATCAACACGGAAGACATGATATATGTTGTGGAAGGTCCTATTGACTCTATGTTTCTGGAGAATGCCGTTGCAACTGCGGATTCAAATCTGATGGCTGCTTCCAAGCACTTCGACAAGTCTAAGATTGTCTTGGTGTATGATAATGAACCAAGAAACAAAGAACTACATAATCAGATGGACAAGGCTATCGAGGAACACTACAATGTGGTAATCTGGCCTGAAATGATTGAAGAAAAAGATGTGAATGATATGGTTTTGAATGGCTTCTCACCAGACGAAATTCAAGATATCATAAGTAAACATACCTTTGTAAATCTGAGAGCAAAGATGGAATTTATTAATTGGAAAAAGACTTGAATGGAGATTTGTTATGAATGTGAAATTGATATCATACACACAGGGTATAGACGGTAAAGATTTGTTAGAACAGGTTGCATTTGCAGCCAGAGTCTCAAATCCTGCCAATCAAAATAATACCGAAACATCTGAAAAGTTGGTTCGTTATCTTATCAAAAATCAACATTGGTCACCACTAGAAATGGTGAACGTATGTTTGGAAATAAACACAACACGGGATATAGCAAGACAAATTTTAAGGCATCGTTCCTTTTCCTTTCAGGAATTTAGTCAACGATATGCGGAGGCGACTCAATTAGGTTTTGAACTAAAAGAAGCAAGGATGCAAGACTTGAAGAATCGTCAAAATTCAGTTGTAGTTGATGCAGCTGATGAAGATGCAAGATTACTTGCTATAGAATGGGAACGTGCTCAGAAACGTGTACTGTATGCGGTTGAAAAGGAGTATAAGTGGGCTATTGAGAACGGTATTGCAAAGGAACAAGCGAGAGCAGTACTGCCAGAGGGTATGACAGGTTCACGTTTGTATATGAATGGAACGCTTCGTTCTTGGGTTCACTATATACAACTCCGAAGCGCAAACGGGACACAGAAAGAACATCAAGATGTTGCATTGGCTTGTGCTGATGTTATTGAGCCAATTTTCCCCATGATTAAGGAGTACACCAATGGACAGTAAGAATGATGTAAGAGTTTTTATGGATGCATGTGACCAAAAGGCAAGAGATTTTGGACCACAATCTGAACTGTATGTAGACCTGATAATGGAAGAATTTAGGGAACTTATTACAGCATATGGCAACAGAGACCCCGTAGAGATTGCTGATGCTTGTGCTGATTTGAAATGGGTAATTGAGGGTTTAGAACACACACTCAATATACCACAACAAGAAGTTTGGAACGAAGTTGCACGTAGCAATTTGGCCAAAATTTCTGAAAACGGAAAAGTAATAAAAAGAGAAGATGGCAAGGTATTAAAACCTGAAGGATGGACGCCACCTAACATTCAAGCAATTATAAGAAAGTAAAAATATGGAATATATGGGTATCAAAATAGACTTGGAAAAAGATAAACTATTTGATGAATTAGGAATTAAAAGATTACAAGAGTCTTACATGCGTGATGATGAAACATCACCACAACAGAGGTTTGCATATGTATCATCGTCATTCGGAAGTAATCCTGAACACGCTCAGCGCCTTTACAATTACTCCGCTAATCATTGGCTCAGTTATAGTACTCCAATTCTTAGCTATGGGCGTTCTAAGCGTGGTATGCCTATATCGTGCTTTCTTAACTATATTGAAGATACTGCGGAGGGTCTAGTTGATAATCTTAGCGAAACTAATTGGCTTTCTATGCTTGGCGGTGGTGTTGGTATTGGCTTCGGTATACGTAGTGCAGACGACAAGAGTACTGGTGTTATGCCGCACCTCAAAATTTACGATGCTTCATCTCTTGCTTACCGTCAGGGTCGTACTCGCCGTGGAAGTTATGCTGCTTATCTTGATATCAGTCATCCCGACATTATATCATTTTTAGAAATGCGTAAACCTACTGGTGATCCTAATGTACGATGCATGAATCTACACCATGGTGTTAACATCACTGATGATTTTATGAAACTGATTGAAAACTGTATGTTGGATTCAGAAGCAGATGATTCATGGCCTTTGGTTGATCCAAAATCAGGAATAGTGCGTGAAACAGTTTCCGCCAAAGCTTTGTGGCAACAAATCTTAGAATTACGTATGCACACCGGTGAACCTTACATTCATTACATTGATACTAGTAATAAAATGTTACCTCAATTCCTAAAAGATAGAGGATTAAAAGTACATCAATCAAACCTATGTTCTGAAATTATTTTACCAACAAATGAGGAAAGAACTGCTGTATGTTGTTTATCATCTTTAAATTTGGAGCACTATGATGATTGGAAGAATGATACCTTGTTCCTTAAGGATGTTGCTGAAATGCTCGATAACGTTCTGGAGTTTTTTATTGTTAATGCACCTGATACCATTTCCAGGGCTATACACTCTGCTAGTCGTGAGCGTTCTATTGGCATTGGTGCCTTAGGTTTTCATGCTTACTTGCAGAAGAACAATATTGCATTTGAAGGTGTAATGTCAAAAGTTACAAATAATCAAATATTTAAACACATAAGGAGTAAATTAGATGAGGCTAATCAAATTCTTGGAAAAGAACGAGGGGAAGCTCCTGATGCTGTCGGCACTGGCCAGCGCTTCAGTCACCTTATGGCTATTGCTCCAAATGCTTCTTCGTCTATCATTATGGGAAACACTAGCCCTAGTGTTGAGCCTTACCGTGCTAATGCTTACCGTCAAGACACTTTATCAGGCGCATTTCTAAACAAGAATAAACATCTAGATAAAATTATCCAAAAACACGCTGAGATTCATCCAAACGGATGGTCAGATGAAGTCTGGAGTAGTATCATGGCGAATGATGGTTCTGTACAACATTTAGAATGGTTGGATGAAAATGAGAGAGCTGTATTTAAAACATCCATGGAAATTGACCAACGTTGGGTTATCGAATTGGCTGCTGACCGCCAACAATACATTGACCAAGCACAATCATTAAACTTGTTCTTCCGTCCAGATGCACATATCAAATACATTCACGCCATACACTTTATGGCATGGAAAAAAGGATTGAAAACGCTTTACTACTGCCGTTCAGAAAAGATTGGCAAGGCAGATAAGGTATCTAAACGTATTGAACGTCAAGTTATTAAAGAATTGGACATGGTTCAAGTAGCACAAGGAAATGATTGCATTGCTTGTGAGGGATAAATGAAACCCACTATCGCTATATTCTTACATCAACCAAAATGTTCGGTACAATCTGGTAATGGAATAATTAAAGCACTAGAGACACATTACAACTTTAAAATATTTACAAAGCATGAACTAGAAAGTGATTTCTTTGATAATGTCGATATTGTTGCTTTTCCTGGTGGTTTGGGTGATAGTGATAGTTTTGATTTTTTATTTAAAGATAATCGTAGTCGCATTTCTGATTTTATTCATAATGGCGGCCGCTACCTGGGAATTTGCATGGGTGCTTATTGGGCTGGTAATAGTTATTTCAATTTTCTTGATAATGTAGAAGTTGAACAATATATAACACGACCAAATACCGACACACGTAGGCCTCATGCAAAGAACTTAAAAATTGAATGGTTGGGTAAACAGGAGAAGATGTTCTTTTATGATGGTTGTGCCTTTGGACCAGGACAGTATGAAATTATTGCAAAGTATATGAATGATGATCCGATGGCCATTATTCAGAACAGGATAGGTTTAATTGGTTGTCATCCTGAAAGTCAACCACATTGGTATAAATCATATAGTTGGATGAGAGGCCTCTATCACAATGGAGAACATCATAAACTATTATTAGAATTCACAAATAAATTAATGGAGAGATAAGATGAAGATATTAAGATTTACAGCATCATGGTGTGGGCCATGCAAATCATTATCAATGAATTTAGAACAAGCAAATTTACAAATGCCAATTGAAGTTATTGATATTGATGTTCAGTCCGATGTTGCAGTTGAATATGGAATTCGTGGTGTACCGACATTAGTGATGTTGGATGAAAACATTGAGGTTAAACGATTGGTTGGTTCTAAAACCATCACAGAACTAAAAGAGTGGGCTACAGTATGATTAAAAAAGTTGATTCAAGACTTACAGATGAAAGAAACAGTTTTAAACCTTTCAATTATCCATGGGCATATGATGCTTGGTTGAAACATGAACAATCACATTGGCTTCACACAGAAGTTCCAATGATGGAAGACGTTAAAGATTGGAAAAAGAAACTAAGCAAAGAAGAAAAACAATTTCTTACACATATCTTTAGATTCTTTACACAAGGCGACATTGACGTTGCTGGTGGTTATGTAAAGAACTATTTACCATATTTCCCTCAACCAGAAGTTCGCATGATGTTGTTAGGTTTTGCTGCAAGAGAAGCATTACACGTTGCTGCTTACAGTCATCTAATCGAAACACTTGGTTTACCAGAAGCCACTTATAACCAGTTCTTAGACTATCAAGAAATGAAAGATAAACACGATTATGTGTTAGACCTTTCCTCTAAGAATGGTGATGCCGCTTCAACTGCAACCCACATCGCCGTGTTCAGTGCTTTCACTGAAGGGATGCAGTTGTTCTCCTCTTTCATCATGTTATTGAACTTTCCACGCACAGGTAAGATGAAAGGTATGGGACAGATTGTTACTTGGTCAATTGTTGATGAAACACAACATGCTGAGTCAATGATTAAATTATTCCGTACCTACATAGAAGAAAACAAAGAGATATGGAATGATGAACTTAAAGGCCGTATTTACAGCATTGCAGAAAAGATGGTTGAATTGGAAGATAAGTTTATTGACCTCGCCTTTTCTATGGGCGCTATGGACGGTCTATCTAGTGAAGATGTCAAAAAGTACATTCGTTATATTGCTGATAGGCGCCTTATATCTCTTGGTCTTAAAGGCATTTTTAAAGTGAAGAAGAATCCATTACCTTGGGTTGAAGAAATGATTAACGCACCAACACACACAAACTTCTTTGAGAACCGTGCAACTGATTATGCTAAAGGTGCATTGTCCGGAGATTGGGGCGATGTGTGGGCAAACTAAAGGAAACATATGACAACAAGAACAATAACAGCGGAGTGTAGTAACTGCGAATCCAGTTACGATGTAATTTTTATGGAAGAACTAGTATCAGAAGAATTACCTGAGTTTTGCCCGTTTTGTGGCGAAACGATTGATTCATTATCCGAAGACGAATATATAGAGGATGATGAACTCAATGATAATGAAAAATGGGACTGAACTGGACATATAAAGACAAAGAATTTATAGAAGAATTGATTGGTGACAATTATGGTTTTGTGTATCTTATAACCAACAATGCAACAAATAAAAAATACATTGGTAAGAAGTTTTTCTATTCCTCAAAGACTAGGCAAGTGAAAGGTAAGAAGAAACGATTCAAAGTTTCCTCTGACTGGCAAACTTATTACGGTAGTAACGAGGAATTGAAAAAAGATGTTATAATACACGGACTAGATTCGTTTAGCCGAGAAATTATACATCTATGTAAAAGCAAAGGTGAGTGTGGTTATCTTGAAGCAAAAGAACAGTTTGTAAATGGTGCTCTGGAGACAGATGATTATTACAATTCTTGGATTATGGTAAGAGTAAGAAAATCACACATTAAAGGATTACAATGTTAGATTATTTGAAGGAGGTTGGTGGGGAATTTGATGCTTTATTTTTCTTGCCAATGGAAGAAGAAGATAGTATCAACATTATGACTAACAAATATAAAAATCCAGGACAACCAATAAAAGGAAACATAATTGGCGATTGGTGGCACATTTTGTTGTTTAAATGCAACGAAGAAAATGGCCAAGTCGAGGACCTTGATATCTTTGATGCCATATTTGCCGATCCTAGGGAATACATATCCGGACTGATTCCCCAAGGTTGGTATGGTTTAATTGCAAAGAAAACCACAACCTCCCACAATTTTTTAGATGATGCTATTGACAAATTCAAGTCAATGATGTAAAATATGGATATCTAAACTGAAAGTACATTATGATTCTTGTTGACCTTAACCAGGTATTGTTAGCCGGACTTATGGCACAAATTGCCAGTCAAAAAGGTGTTAAATTAGAAGAAGGCCTTATCAGACACATGGTCCTGAATATACTCAGGACTCACCTAAAGAACTTCCGAGAAGAATATGGTGAAGTTGTACTGTGTGCTGACAACCGTAAATACTGGCGCAAGGAATTCTTTCCTTTCTACAAAGCCGGCCGTAAAAAAACCAGAGAGAAGTCTGAACTCGACTGGCATTTAATCTTTGATATGCTTTCCAAGTTTAAGCAAGAGCTCAGAGATAATTTCCCTTACAAAGTCATTGATGTTGAGGGTGCAGAGGCTGATGATATCATCGGTACACTTGTACCACGACATATCATGCATGAAAACATCCTAATCATTTCAAGTGATGGTGATTTCTTGCAATTACAGATGTATAACGGCCGAAGTGAGTATACCGTTAAACAATATAATCCTGCACAGAAGAAATTTCTCATTTCTAAGAATCCACTTGATGAATTGAAAGAAAAAATCATTCATGGTGATAAAGGTGATGGCATTCCAAATATTATTTCACCGAGTGACACATTTGTGCGTGAGATTCGTCAGAAGGTTATGACAGAATCCAAACTTACAAAATTCATGGGTCAAGACTATAGTGAATATGATGATGAAAATGCACATATCGGTTTTTCACGTAACCAGACGTTGATTGACCTAAGAAATATACCAGGTGATATACAGACTAAAATTATAAATACTTATGAAGAAACCAAACCAGCACCTAAAGGTAAGATACTGGATTATTTAATTACAAACAAACTGAAAAGTTTAATAGATGTTATTGGGGAATTTTAATGAAATCGCTATATGAAGTTTTTGATGAATTTGAACTGGCTAAGAATAAAAAAGAAAGAATGGATGTAATTTCTAAAAATCTTTCACAGTCATTGGTTGATGTATTGAAATTGGCTTATCATCCAGACATTCAATGGAAAATTAAAGAACTGCCAGAAAATTATCGTATACCAACAGATATGTTACCTGGTATTACACATGATAATATTAATGGACAAATACGTAGAATGTATATGTTCAGAGTTGGTGATCCAACCGCAGAAAAATTAAATGAACACCGTAGAAATGAATTACTAATTCAAATGTTAGAATCAATTGAACCACGGGAAGCAGAAGTTATATTGGGTATCTTCCAAAAAGATTTGGGAGTAAAAGGGTTAGACTATAAATTTGTAAAAGAGGCATTTCCAGACATGTTGCCATGACGAAAAAAGAAAACATCATTGTCTTATCAGGTGAATTCGATTACATAACTTATAATGATTTTAAATTATTAAAAACATGCAAATCTAAATGTGATTGGCTTGTTGTAGGAGTTCATTCTGACTCCTATATGGAGTTATGTCGAAATAGGACCAAAAGTACATTCGAACAAAGAAAAGAATTTGTAGAAAGTATTTCTTATGTTGATGAGGTGTTTGCTTTTAATGATTTTGATGGAACCTGCTGTAATTTACTAAAACTTATAAAACTATGTTATCCCGCATCCAATATAATCTATGTTTCAGAAACAAACGTAGAGGATATGCCAGAAGCTCGTATTCGTGGCATCACATTCACAACATTTGAAATTATTAATCAAGGAGTTTAATTAAAGTGTCTAAATTTTCTGGAAAGTTTCGCAACCAGCGAGACTATGATGATGAGAAGTATTTCCAAGAGGAAAACAGAAACAAAAAACGTCAGAAGCAACAACGAAAACAAAAGTACTACGATGAGTATGAGTCTTTTGAATCCAATCAAAGATATAACAAATCCCAAAAAATTAATTACTGATGTTGTAAATTAACAACACTACTATTGACACTCTTTGATGGATGGTGTATAATACAACCATTGTTTAGGAGATTTTTATGATGATATATGTTCGAATCGCAAAGTCCAAGAAAAAACTAGGACCAAAAGCTGTGCGTGAACAATACGATGCGTGGTTGAAATCACACCAAACATCGAAACCCATCAAATCCAAAAGCAATCAACTAACATATAAACTGTCGGCACCTGCCGGTCGTGAAACTGTGCATTATCCGTCATTAAATACAGGTAACGGTGTCGCTACTAAAGCAACACCGAAGGTTTACACTGGCACAAAAGTGATGGGAATAGCAACAATGCACAAATCAAACGCTGTTCCTGTGTTTAACAGTCAGGAAGCTGTAGAAATTTCAAAAATGAGGCGCTAAAATGAGTAAGAAAATGAGTTTTGTTGTAAAATTACAACGTCCTGTGTGTCGTACACCAATCAAGCCTGTACAAGCACATAAGAATGTCGTAAAATACAGTCGTAAAGATGAGAAAAAGACAATTTTGTCGCAAATTGCTGTTGTAGGAGACTAAAATGTCGCAAAACACTGAGCTAAAACAAGAACCGCAAGATCCTATTGACTGGAAATTGCTAGATGAAGTTGTCCGTAAGTGGGCAGTACTATCAGGACATGAAGATGACCAAGATTGGTACAGGAAAATGAAGGAATATTATGAGTAAGAGATATATTATTGATTTGCAAGAAGCGAATGACGGCACCGGCGATGCAATCTTACAATTTCCTGATGAATTGCTTGCTGAAACAGGCTGGAAAGAAGGCACTGTGTTAAATATGAGAGTTGAAGAAACTCCAACAGGCAATGTTATTATTATGACTGAGAAAAAATAATGGAATTACTTGAATCAAAATCACTTTTAGCCAAATTGATGGCAACCGAGAACCTTGTTGTTGAACAACGTCCGGTACCAACAGCATCTTTTGACGTTAAGAATCGGATTTTGACACTTCCGGTACTGGATAAAAATATCTCTAGTGCTCTTTATGACCTTTTTACAGGACATGAAGTTGGCCATGCTCTCTATACGCCTATGGATGGTATGTTGAAAGCAAGAGATGAAAAGGTTATCAGAGATGTATCTAATGTGGTTGAAGATTCCCGTATTGAACGCAAAATCAAATACAAATATCCAGGCCTTAAAAATTCATTCGTCAAAGCTTATGGTGAGCTTATGAGTAGAGATTTCTTTGGTATCAAAGGAACAGATATCAACAAGATGAATTTTCTTGACCGCATTAACCTGCACTGCAAAGGCGGCGCAGCATTACGTATTGAATTCAATGATGAAGAACGTGGTTTGCTTAATGAAGTTGAAACCACCGAAACCTATGATGATGTTATTGATGTATCGAAGAAAATTATCAAATACATGAAACGCAGATTAGAAGAAGAAGAACAAAAGCGTGCTAAAGCTAAAGCTGAAAACAATGATGATGGTGAAGATGAAGACGAATCAGAATATGAAGAAGTTGATTTTGATGACCAAGGCAATTCAAAAGAACAAACTTTTGAAGATGGTGAAGATGTAGAAGAACAAGAGGTTGAATCTAACAAACAATCTGATGGTGATGAATTTGATTCTGTAGAAGAAGATAAGAAAGTAAGTCTAGAAGACCAGATTCGTTCCTTTACTGATGCTGCCTATAAAGAAAACGAAAAGCAACTTTTTGACAATAGTTTGAGTAATATTATATACGCAAATATTCCATATTTTAATCCAAAAGATGTTGTTGACCACAAATATATTTGGAAAAGATACAAAGAAGAAAACTTCAGTTCTTCAACAGAAACATTCCTTAAAATTCGAAATGAAAGTAACAAAGTAGTTTCCTACCTTGTCAAAGAATTCGAAATGCGTAAGAATGCTGACCAACTGAAACGTACAACAACAGCCAAAACTGGTGAGTTGAATATGAGTAAAATTTACTCTTATGGTTTCAGTGAAGATATCTTCAAAAAAATCTCTGTTGTTCCTGGTGGTAAGTCACATGGTCTTGTTATGTTCCTTGATTGGTCTGGTTCAATGGTCGACCACATTGGTAACACAATGAAACAATTAATCAATTTGGTATTGTTCTGTAAGAAGATGAACATACCTTATGAGGTATACGCTTTTGTTGAAGATACTGATAGAGAAAAACTAACCAAACAAACACCAAAAGAAAATGACATATATTTCAAACCTTATGGTTTGATGAACCTATTATCATCTAGGATGTCTAGTTCCGAGTTCACTTATGCAGGTTCATCATTAGTTTGTATGGCTGGTCTAGGCAAAGTCCGTGGTTATTTCCCCCATTGGATGCATATGCAAGGCACACCCCTGAACCAAGCAATCGTTCATGCAATGACTATCGTTCCTGAATTTCAAAAGAAAAACAAATTACAGATTGTCAATACAATTTTTCTAACAGATGGTGAAAGTAATAATGCTAACCGTTATTTACAAAAAGATTCTTATTACGGACTAACAGATGTACACATGAAGTGTGAAAGATTAGTTATTCGTGATCCTGTTACCAAACACGAAGAAAAGATTGATGGTAAAAATGGTTATGAAGCACAGACAAATGCTTTCATTCGTTTGTTGAAAGCAAGAACTGGTTCGAATGTTATTGGTTTCTATGTTATCAATGGTAGAGATTTTAACCGTAAAGTGCATCAGTGGTTTCCGAAACAAATGAACCACGAAGAAATGAAGGACAACTTTAGAAAATCTAAGTTTGCCATTCTGGAGAATACTGGATATGATGAGTACTATATCTTGCGGTCAAACGGCCTAGATACCGATGAGGATTCTACTTTCGAAGTTAAAGAAAACTCAACCTTCAGAGGTATTGCCTCTGCATTTACGAAGTACAATAATGGCAAACATAACAGTCGTGTTGTACTGAATCGTTTTATTGGACTAATTGCATAAGGAGTTATTATGGAGATTTATTCAGAATATTATGGCGCAGGTAGAAAGGCTACCGTGACCAGACTAAACCGTGGTGGCCTAGATAGGCAGTTTGATGTTTATGAAGTTGCCTTATATATTGAAAACAAGGTAATACAAAGAACTACAATCCGCTCAGAAAGTGAAGCGGAAGATATTGCTGAAAATTGGTGTCAAGGTGGTGATGGTAACCAAGTTTTGTTGAATGAGGTTATTAATGGATAAAAAAACCAAAGAGATTTTCTGTATCACACAGGAAGAATGTGCTGAGGTGACGCAGGCAATCTCAAAGATTTTCCGTTTTGGATTCGACTCTGTACATCCTGTTACAAACAAAAGTAACATGCAGAGTTTGGAAGAAGAAATTGGTGACCTTTTGGCTATGATAGATATTATGGTAGAGAAGTGTATTGTTTCTGACAGTAACATTAACGCAGCCAGAATTGCCAAAAAAGAGAAACTGAAAATCTGGTCTAATATTTACAAAGAGGTATAAATGGAATACAATTACAATAAATTCGAAGAATATTTAATTAAACTATTAGAAAATAGGACTGAGGTTCTGGAACCAGAAATTGGTGATAACATTTCTCCTATTTCCGAAATCAAAGTTGCATTTGATGGTTATGGTGATTTAGAAACTGAAGATGCCAATGGTGAGTATGAATATGTTGAACATGGTAACACCAACATGGAATCATATGCAATCTATATTCATAAAGATTCTGCAAAACGTGGTTTTGTTTTTCCTGAACACGATACACATTCTTTCACATTTGGTAATATGGTGCAACACCGTCCAGATGAAGAAGTTTGTTTGTTTGCATGGCATGAGTTTGTTGAAGAAGAAGATGCTTGGCGTTGGTATGTCATTCCTTTGGAAGACAGGCTGGCAGAAGACAATTCATTGACAGCAGAACAAGTTATGGAAATTTTAGAAGTAGTTGTTAATAGATACTTTCCAGAATGACCGATGAACAGGCCTTGGCCATTTATGAGAAACTGAAACAGAGGCACGGTGATAACTTACCGGATCCTGACCACGAACCTATACAATTTGCCCATTGCATAAAGATGATGAAACATTATGAACCAGAAATATTCAGAACAGTATGATGCATATTATGACGAACAGACCAACGAATGGTTGGAAGATACCTGTGATGAACCGGATTGTGAACTCTGTATTGGCCGAACACCGACACCTCTAAGAGAAATCTTTGTCTTTGGTTCGAACCTGGCCGGCCGACACGGTGCTGGTGCCGCAAAGTTTGCTGCTGACAACCACGGTGCCATCTATGGTGTTGGTGTCGGACTACAAGGCGACTCTTATGGTATTCCAACAAAAGACCAGAATATCGAAACCTTGCCATTAACTTACATTAGAGTATACGTCAATCAATTCATAGAGTTTGCTAAGTATATGCCTAATCTGGTATTTAATGTTACTGCTATTGGATGTGGCCTTGCTGGTTATACTCCTTCTCAGATAGCACCGATGTTTTCAAGCGCCTCCGGACTTTCCAACGTCCGCCTTCCGGAAGAATTCCTGAAGGTCCTAGAAAATGACTGACTTACTGGTAATTCTGATTTTATTCTTCCTTTTCTGGGGAGAACCAGACGTATGGGATAAACTTCACGAACGAGCCATGCAACACATAGAGGAACCACAATGCGTAAAACAATCATCACCTTAGCACTCCTGTTCAGCACTACATCATTCGCACAAGAAGTCATTACTCTGTCGAAATCAATAAGATGTTCAAATGCCGAATCCGTAATGCGATACTTTACAGAAGAATACAAAGAGATGCCAGTTTGGGTCGGCAAAACAACTAATGGTACGCATGTGACACTATTGGTTAACAAAGAGAAACGTAGTTGGACACTCATCGAATACGATAGTAAACTGGCTTGCATATTGGGTGCAGGTGATTCTACTAGCAATCCGGAGATATCACTATGAGTAAACTATCATTACACCAAGAAGACCTGATAGCTATCAAAACATTCTGTGACAAGTATCCGGATTCTGACTACGTAACCGTGACCGTTGATTCGTCATCTGGTATCGGTTCAATCGTCAAAGTGTCGTTGCCCACTGTCATCAACGGCGATATGGTAATAATAGAGAAAACAATCGTAGATGAAAGTAGTTGGTGAAAAATGAACGAACGAATTAAACAACTAATGATACAAGCAGACTATCCTGCTCCAGAACTTGCTCTACGTGCTCATAAACTAGCAGAGTTGATTGTGAAAGAATGTATGGCGTGTTCTACTTGGGTTGGTAAGATGAATACCAATAGTGTTGAACCAATCCACACCGCTCACGCTATCAATCAGCGTATCAAACAACATTTCGGAGTTGAAGAATGATACCACAAACAGATTTTATATTGGTCAGAGGACCAAGAACAGATGACAATGATAATAGTATTCAGATTTCGGTATCTATTCAACGCAATGATGGAAAGTTTGATTTTACCAACTATTCATTGTTGCGTATGAGACCAGATACAAAAGGTCCTATGGAAGAATGGGTTCCAACTAAAGAATTGGACTTATACAAAAAAGCATTTGGAGTAGAAGAATGAATGAACGAATTCGAGAACTTTGGTCCAAGGCTGGGGGTCATTATGATACGGGCAATCAGCACACTTGGCCCGAATATACCATTGATGATCCTGCAAAGTTCGCCCTCCTGCTGATGCGTGAAATTGCGATGGTTCAAATCACACATCAGGCCGGCATGGACCTGGAGAATAAAAAAATGGATGACCCTGCAAAAGAATTGAATTACGCCGTGATTGAACATTTTGGAGTTGAAGAATGAACGAACGAATTAAAGAACTTGCTGAACAGGCTGGTTCAACACATAAACAGAATCTTGGTGTATATCAATTCTACATAGATGAACTGGAAAAATTCGCCGAGTCAATTGTTCGAGAATATATTGGCATATTGGAAGAAGAAATTAAATTGGTAGAAGGATATAAATCTACCGAGGTTAAGGTAGATATCATTAAATGTCATCAAAGTAAAATTTATCACTTTAATAAGCTGATTGACAAGAGCAAGAAACATTTCGGAGTAGCGGAGCGTGAACAATGAATGAACGAATTCGAGAAATAGCACTTCAAGCAGGTGGCAGTCATTACCCCGAAGTAAACTCAATGCAGCTACAAAAGTTCGCCGAGTTGATTATAGCAGAATGTGCTCAAGCCTGTATGAACGAAGGGGCATCATACGAAGAAAAAGCAGCCGGAGCGTATCAAAGCAATTTATATGTCACTGCTATCAAACAACATTTCGGACTTGAAGAACAATCCACAGAGCCTAATGGATTACATACTTGCCCCTATGCAGAAGAAATTCACGGAGACTATGAGACATTGTGTGATTGTGATGCGGAGCGGCAATATCAATGTGCAATGGATGTTTAATTAAGGAGTGAAATAATGAGTGAATCGACTGGCATAACTGGCTTTATTGAAATCTTTGAGGGTCGATTGACTAAGATGAAACTACACCTTAAAGAAGAATTGAACAAAGCTAAACACGAGCGTGACCGTAAAGCCATAAAGCGTATTACTGCCGATGCACGTAAACTAAACAAGACACTGAAAGAGATGCGTAATGTGTCAACTAAAAATTGTCCTCACTGTGGAGAGAAACTATGAAAGCAAGTGGTATTAATGCCGCAATGGCACACAAAATTGAACTACAGAAACTTGTACACCAAGAAACAATCAAACAACAACAGATTAAAGTAATCAAAGACCGTCAGGAAGAATTGCAGATAATGAAAACACAGTACTTCAGTAAAGGTAATAACGTTGATGAGATGGTGTAGGAGTTAAAGAGTAATGACACAGAGATATTTTGTTGTTGCAGGTAACTATGACCAATATTGCCAATGGATAAAAGAGAGAGGCCTTTCACGTAAAGAGTGGGTCCATGTATACGATTGCAATACTATCAGAGGTATCAGAAACCCTGCGGGCAGACTCGTTGGTACTTGGTATGAAAGAGAGGATGCTATGGATATTCTGGTGGCTCTGAGAGTGGCATCAGATAAGGTCAATGAGAACCTTGAGAATGCCTTAGTAATGTGGATACAATTGAAAACTGAAAATGAAACATAGTGACGTACAGAGAATTATAGAGAACCTTGAGAATGCTTTGAGAGTGCATCCAGATAAAGGCTATGAGATTGGTTCATTAGAAGAAGCACAGAAATTTGCAGAGGAGCGAAAGCTGGACCTGGAAAAATTCCCAGTATCAAGAGGATCCTCCGAGAAAAAATTTCGAAACCCTTAACGGGAGCCCCAGAAAATAAAAAATGAGAAAAAAGAGTTTGACCAGGTGGCACTTTTTTAGCTAATCACTTACCTACCGCACCCCCATCCCTCACCGCTACTGCTCGGACAGCAGCTCCAGCAGAGCCAAAAAAAGAGGCAGCACCATTACAGCACTGCCTCTAAACCCCACCATCCAGCCTAGCCTCAAGTGGGGAGAGCGAAAA